CTCTCGTTGCACAGTCTGAAGAACTCGTCTGATCCGACCTCTACATCCTTGTGCTCCGCCTTCACTTCATTCTTTACAGCTCTCCAAATCTGTCCCCAGGTTACGAGATCGAGGAAGTTGTAGATCTCCATTGTCATCATATCGAACCGTGACCATTCCTGGTTCATCATGATGTCCTCAAGATCTCTCGCCATGTCCACCTGTGAGAATCCCCAGGACTTCCACAGTGCAATCGGACAGTGCTGTTTCATCTCCTTGATCTCCTTCGCAGGATTGGTCATCTTGCCTGCAAAATACTTCGGACTGATGTAGAGCAGCGCTCTTATCATGGCTGTCGGCTGCTGTACTGCGACTCGCAGGTTTCCGCCGATTGCTGCCTTCTTATAGTTTGCGAGAGACTTGGCAACGAATCTGTTCAAGTCGTCGTGCGATGTAGGTGTCGTGCCGTTCAGATCCGTCATGAATCTCTCGATGTACTTGATGGCTCTGTCTCCGTATGCCGCCTGGAGTGATTCCTTTACGGATCCATTCTGCAGTCCGGTCTCCGGATCTCGATCCACGAAGTTGTACACTCTCTGGAAGTCTGCAATCGCAGGAGCATAGGAACTGTACATTGCCATCCTGTTGCAGTGATCCGCACATACACTGAAGATGTCATCGATGACCACCGGATTGTTAGCACCCTTCTGTGTGGACTTCGCAAAGTTTGGATTCTTCACTCTCTCTGCAGTCTGTCTCACATCAAAGTCTGTCGCCAGATATGTACTCTCGCACTCGATCGGGAAGTAGTTCTCTTCTGTGAACTTCCGGTAACCGAACATCTTCATCGACGCTTCGTTACCCCAGTCGGACATGACCGTGCTCATCAGAGTCTGCATCTTGTCTGCGATGTCTCTCTGTTCCTCTGTCAAAGTTCCTACTATATTTAATATATCTTCCGCAGTCACATTGACTCTGCGGCCTCTCGTTTTTTTGTCGCCCTTGCCTGCGAAGAACTCCTTCAGATTTTCTCCCAGGAGTAAGTTCTTCTTATTGACGACGGATGCCTTGATGCCGGATCCGAGGATGTGACCTTGTGCCTGTTCTCTCTTCATCAGACAGTAGAGAGACATGACCTGTGATGGTGTCAGCTCGATCGTGCCACCTTCGCACTGGAAGGACTTCGTGTTCTTTCCGTCTCTCCACGCTTCAAGTTCACTGCCAGGTTTTGCTCTGTGTCTGATTTTGGTTGTCTTGCCGTAGTCTCTGAAGATGGACTCGAAGAAGCTACGCATGTAGTTGATCTTCTGTATCTGTTCGTCCTGTCCTTTACGCATAGCAAGGAACGCATCGTTCAGTCCGCCACCAATGTACTCAAAGTAATCTCTCGGAGTCAGCATACCTTCGTCAAGCAGTGGCATACCAGAACCCTGGATCATACCGGACACTCCCTTGCGATTCGTGCCGTGCTTATCGATATACATCTCTGCAGTCTCGATCGCATTCCGTCCGTAATCCTCTGCCGTTGCTTTCAGTTCGTCAGAGAACATCTTGTTCTGCATCTGGATCCCATGACGGATGGATCTCACGATTCTGTACACCTTCTGCAGCTCGTCGTATGTCATGTTGGCAAGTGCAAAGTCTCCGTCGCCCAGGACGTCTGACAGTTCCTGCATGTCCGCCATGATCTGGTCGTCCAGGATGAATCCATAGGACTCTCCGGATGCAATCTTCTCGTACTCACTGCGGAGCTGCAGCCACTTGAATCTCTTCTTGCTGACACCGTACTTCTCTTCAAGCGCTTTGGATCTCTCTGTCTGTGGATCTATTGCAGCGAGCATCTGTGCCACGACGTTACGATATCCTTCCGGAAGATGTTTGTCGTCGGACGGTTTGAGGAGTCTGCCGGACAGCCAATCAAGCTGCTTTGAGATCTTGGCAATCGTCTGTCTCTTGCCCTTGTCGTCGGCCTTCTTCTCTTTGCTCTCCTGCTTTGTTCTCTGTTCCTTTGCCTTCTTCTTGCCTTCCGCCATCTGCGTAGCAAGTTTCTTCTCGGCATCCTTGAAGTTCTGCTTTTCCTTTATGTCTCTGATGGCTTCCTGCTGACGTGCCTTCAGTTTCGCAATCTTCTCTCTGTAGTAGTTCTCTCTCTTGTCCGCCCAGGTTTCAATCGGCTTACCATTGGATACGATCTCCAGGATGTCCGCTGCTGCGTCTCTCAACACGAGCTGCTGGTTGTATTCGGACAGCATCATGTCGTATGGATCGAGTGAGTCTCTGACCTCTGCCATCCGCTTCATCATGTCCGCAGGATGCGTGATGTCCTCTGTGAAGAATTCAGGCCACAGTTCGCACATCTCTCCCCACAGTTCGTCCGGAGATCTTCCACCGCTCTTCACGATACGCAGCTTTCCTCTATATTCCTTCTTGAACTCCGTGAATCCACCTGCGAAATCTCCGTGATAGATAGGATTCAGTTCCCACTTGGTGTTCTTCAAATAGTCGACAAGTTCCTTGTACTGTTTGTACATGGAGTCCTCTGTGAGCAGAAGATTATCCACTACATGCTCGGACACGTTCATTGCACTGATAGCAGCCGCTTCATAGTTTCCATTCTGCAGTTCCTTCCAGATGGTCTTCGCAGTCTGCACGAGATCTTCGACTAATCCTCTGTTGGTCTTGTTCATTTTGACCTCGCCAAGCATCTGCCCTGTCCATCTGTCTTCCTCTGCGCCCATAGCCACGACGAGCTTATTCATCTCTTCACGGACGGACTTCTCATCAAGGATCTTTCCTTCTGTGATGGTCATGTCCTGTTTGAGTTTCTCGATCTTTGCAATCAGTTCGTCCTTCGTCTGCTCGTGCAGATTCTGTCCTTCCGGAGTCGCCATACCCCATCCGTACATAGTGTCTACTATAGTTGGATCAGACGCCATGATGTCGGATACTTCGTCTTCGTCGACTGGTTCTGGTGCCTTCTTTGAGAAGTAGATGTTCTCGTTTGATGTTGGATTAAGATTCGCTACGTCCTTGATCTGTTCCGATGCAAACGCAATCATCTCCGTAAACGAACCGACTTCCTCATAGTCTCCATACGGCGCTGCGTCATATACGTTGTAGATGATTAAACCGTCATGACCTGCTTCCACCGCATATTTAACCCAAGAATCTGTATCTCCTGCAATCCATTCGTTCTCGTCAAGGTCTTCGTACTCTTCCTGGAGTCTCTCATACTCTCCGTTGTCTGTTCCGTTTCTCCATGAGTCTCTTATCTCATCAAGTCTCTCCTCGATTTCTTCCGCACGTCTCTGTGCTTCGAGTGAAGTGAACGCTCTGATGTCATATCCACCTTGTCCTTTTGCATCGATAATCAGTGGATTGATAAGGTTGAGATATACTTCCTTTACTCCGGCACCAGGCTCTGCATTATCTCCACGCATGTATGTCTCCGCAGCTTCTCTCGATGACGTGAAGAAGAACCCATCATGGTCTTTTATCCACACCTTCTTGAACACGTCAAAGTCAGCATCCGGAGTGCCGTGATACATGGCCATGAGATTGCCGTCTTCATCTCTCGCCTGCGAGTCTGCAAAGAACTGTTCCTGTCCTTCAGATAATGCTCTGCCTTCAGAGTCTGTCTTCCGTGAGAACTTCAGAGAACCTTCGACTTCATGTCCGGTCTTCTCCTTCACGAAGTCTCTGACGACATCTTCGGCAACAGGAAGCGCATTCGGATCTCCGTCATACTCTGCGAGGACTTGTCTCGCTGCGTCCATGTCTATGTTCATCTTTACCTTCTGCTGCGGAGAACCTTTTCCGGTCTTGTGGTTGAACATCTTGCCTTCGATGATCAGCTTGTAGTATCCGTTGCGGATGGTCTTTGCCTCTTCGGAATTGCCCTTCGGAAGACTGAAGAATCCATCTCCATTATCCACGAGCAGCTTTGAGAAGGCAGGTTTCTCGCCACGTTCAGCGCACAGTTTCAGATATGTCTCTGCATTCTTTCTGCCGCCGCCCTTCTTCTGCGTGATGGAATAATCCCAATACTCTGATGGGAATATAGGATTCTCCTGGTCTCCTGTTGCGAAGTCCTCGTATCCACGCAGTCCAAGTTTCTCGAACTCTGCCATAGTCCACTTGGATCTGTGGAACGGAATGATGAAGTCCACTCGATCATCATTCATGGCTTCGAGCATATGTCCTTTATCTTTTGCAACGAGTATAGTCGCCACGTTGTCCGGATACTTGTCACGAAGTTCCATAGCGTCCTCGATAGGCATTCCTTCTACACCGTCAAAAACAATACGTCCGTCTGCATCGTGTTCGACGTTTCCATTCTCGTCTACCTTTGGAATGAGTGACAGATTGAACTTGACTCCGGTCGCACCGAATACTTTGACCAGATTCGGCACTTTCGTATAGGCCATGCCCATGAGTCCTTTTGCGGACATATCAAGAGTCGCCTGCATGAAGTCGATAAGATGCGGAGTCTCGAAGTCAGAGAATGAATTCCACCGCAGTCCACCAATCATGTTCAGATATTCCACAGTGTTCTCTGTCATCCTCACGAGATCTTCTCTGTAGTCTGTACGGAGCTGCACTACCTTCGGAGATGATACGCCCTTCGCAGCCATTGCCTTTGTGAAGTCCTCATATGTTTGAGGATGTTCAGTCCGCAGCCATTCAAGTCCGTCTGTCGATACGACCTCGTCAAGACTCGGAACGTATTCTCCCTTATATCCGTCTAACCATTCGGATGCGTATCTGCCCAGAGTCTTTCTCTGTGATTCTACATAGCAGATACCGCATGGAACTTCATGCATCCTCTCTGCCATCATCTGGCGGATCCTGATGACGTCGTTCTCCATAAGAGGAACATCTTTAAGGACGTGCATGATGGCATCATAAGTTCCTTGATACAGCAGTCTCTTCGCACAAAGAGTCGATGCATCAAGCGTATATTTGTAGTAGTCTCCGTCCGGTTTTTTGAATGAGTGCTGTCTTGCTGCTATGTAGTCAAGACGTGCTGCGTCCTCTCCAATGATAGCCGCAACAGAGTCGATCTCCTTCATCCAGGAATCTATCTCTTCTTCTGTGAATCCTGCCTTGAGGAGTCTGCCCTTCAGTTTCTTCTTGTCGGTTTCTTCCCAGGACTTCCTGGACAGCATCGAAACGGATCCGCCTTCAGACATGAACAGTCCTGCATCCTCAAGTTCCTTCCGGTTCTCCTCTTCTGCTCTGTCGTATGCCTTGTCGTACAGTTCGTAGTATGGTTGGAAGTCTCTCTCAACAGTAACGATCTCGTAGTCAAACGGTTTGTATCCCATCTTGACCTTCTCTGTGTCTTTCGTTTTATCCAGATCCGCATCGGATACAAACATGACAGTGTCGCCTTTTCTACCACCGTATCTGCTTTCGACTATGTTCATCTGTGGGAACCAGGCGCCGTCTCTCCACTCGTCGCTCTGTTTTCTCCGTTCTATCTCTTCCTCGCTGACACCCCACTCACGCATTTCATCTTCCGTGTACCGTGAGACATTATTGATAGATGCCGGAACGACATTGTTTCCAAAACCACCGTCGCCCTTGAATCCTTCTTCCTTTATGTTCTCGATCTGTTCCTGAAGATTATCAAGTCCACGAAGGTTGAGCTTGTGAACAGAATAGATCCTATAGAACTGACTCTTTGTCAGTTTTTCTCCACGATCTCTCTTCTGCTGCGTCTTGTTGCCTCTGACTTCCTTCATGGAATATCTAATGTCATTGCTGCTAGAAGGATTCAGATTGTCTAATCTCTTGATGGCATTCTCATTGAATGGCATGTATGCCAGTTGTCTCCCTTCAACGGATCTGCCGCCACCAAGATTCCAGTCCTCGCCTTCTTCCCAATAGATGCCGTCATGTCCTGCATTCTCGATCTTTTCTGTAAGATTTCCGTCTCCATGCCAATATGATCCGGCATCAAACAGTTCCCATAAGGAATAGAGTCTTGTGCCGTCTTCCTTAACATATCCCTTGACAGTGTCTTCCTCGATTCCTGAATCAAACACGACACCGTCCACACCTTGTTCCGCAAACCATGTCTGCCATTCTGCCAACGTCTTGCCTTCGTCCGGAATGAACAGAGGATTCTCTATGTTGAGATAGTATGCAGACGTCTCTCCATATATGCCGGAATAGTCTTCACTCGTTGAAAAGTATCCCTTGATTCTGGACAGTCCGTTCCGTTCTTCCACATATTTATTCGGTTTGAATACAGTGAACTCCTCGTCCGTTCCGTGATACATGCGGAGAAGGTTTCCGTCCTCGTCTCTGACTTTGGAATCCTTGAAGTATTCTGCTTGTCCTTCAGACAGTTCGTTCCCTTCGGAGTCCTTCCTGGATAACAGAATGTCCGGATTGTCAGTCGGATCGAGATTGTCTACGTCCTTCAATTGATTGGAATTGAACACGACAAACGACGAAATCGCATACGGTTTAATCTGTACGCCATCCACGTAGTCTCTCTCCCCTTCGATGATTTCCATTCCGTCAAATCCGGCATTCTCGACCGTCTCTCTCTCATCATCTGCGTAGTCGAATGCTTCCCACATAAACGCACCCATGTACGCATCATATAGACTGTCATAGTCTCCACTCTCTACGATCTCCTCAAGGAATGGAATCTGGTATGGATCAACAGTTTCAAACCACGTCTTCGTGATTTCATCCTCTCTGCCAGGATACTTCAGATGACAGTTCGACGGATGGATCAAAGGATTCGTGATGTTCGCATACATCTTCTTTGTGTTCTTGCCGAACTGTTTTGAAAACTCCTCGTTTGGAGAAGTGAAGAATCCGTATGCAGTATTAAGTGATCCAGTATTCTCGCCACGCATATCCTCGTCGAACTCCGTGAACTCCGCATCTGAACTGTGATATACCGGAATCAGATGTCCGTATGCATCCCTGGCCTTTGAATCCTTGAAGTATTCCATCTGGCCTTCTGACAGATATCTTCCTTCACTGTCTTTACGTGACAGGAACTGTCTCATAGGAGTAACCGTTCCGCCTGCGAAGTGTGCCTTAATGGATCCGACAATCGCATCACTGTCCGTTCCGTTGAATGCCATCGTATCTCTGACGAATCCGTCGTCATCCGTGAAGTCTATTCTGATTTCAGTGAACGGAGAATATACACCGTCGTACATGCTGTCTACGACCTTGCCGATAGTATCGTACTGTTCCTTCGTAGGTTCTGTCGTGATCTGGAATCCATTCGTCTCCGGAACGAGTCTGATGTTTCCTTCACGCATGAACATATCAATGCCATCGAACTCCATTCCATATCCGACCGCAGCCACGAGATGGTCTTCTCCTCGGATGCCCATGTCGCCCATCTTCGGCATCTTGCCGTCTGGCAGAATGTATCCGGACTCGTGATAGTTCTCTGTGGTCTCTGATCCATACAGTTCCTTACAAGTCTCCAGGAGTGCGTCTCTGTGTTCCTGCTGTTCTTCCGGAGTATATTTGCGAGAGAACTGAACCTGTGTATCCCCACCGTACATCCTCTCTATCTCTGCACGGTTCTTCTCATTGATAGGAATGAGATCATATACGTCAACACGGTAACCGATGTCGTTATCTGAATTGACCGGGCCGTTGCCGTGATCCTGAGACCACAGATCCATCTCGTCCTCCATCTGTTTCGTGTTCTTTGTGGCTTCGTTCCAGTCCACGACAACGACAGGCACGTCCTCGAATCCTGCATCCATGAGCGCTTTCATTCTGTGTCTGCCTTCATGTCCGACAACACTATGCGAGTCTCGTGTCTGTATGCGAAGATAAGGCATCAGTGGATCATACTTCCCCTTGGCCTTGAGATCTTCCGGTTCAAGTTCTCTGACTGGTTGATCATTGTTTGCAGCTTCTGGTTCATACCATCTTGCAAGCGCCTCGTCTGATATAGTCAGTTTGAGAAAATCTCTCGGATTGATAGACGTGATCCATGCCTGTGTATAGTTCGATGTCGTGTTCCCTGGAATCGCATACTCGTCGATCAGATTGTCGATTCTCTGATCAGATAATGTGACCAATTCCTTCATAGACTTCTTGACTTCTGCGTCGGAATCCTCTACAATATCTGTAGAGAAATCACTGACGGTCTGGAGCAGAGGCGTATTGCCGCTGGCATCCAGCAAGCTGTCAGTGATATCTTTTATTTGTGTTAAATCTTTGAAGAGCCTTCCAATTTTGTTGTACTGAAGGTTAATCGTTCCCTCAAAAAATCTGTCGTCAAGGACGAATGTAACACCGGAATAAATATCCCAGTCTTCTGTATAATCGCCTTTATACCTGTCTGGATGATTTGGATCAGGATTATTCTTATCATAGTGTATGTGTTCTGGTTTCCCTGCGATGTCAAGCATGTTCTCTAATTCCGGAGCAGCTTTCATCTTTGCTCTGTCTATGTCTGGTGGATTGTCTTTTGCAGGATATGCATACTCTCCAACACTATTGGAATTGAAATAAGCAGGATTGACCGTTCCAACGACCTTGCCCTGGAACCTCTTTTTCATGTATGCTTTTGCGACCTTTGCATAGTCTCTTTCGTCTACACCGTCAAAGATATGTTGATCTGTGTCCACCACGACAACGAGTTTATTATCCATTGACGGTATCGACTTGATGGAAAGTGATGCACGGTTACTTGTCTCGCCTACAGCATTCCGTCTCTCCGCAGCCACACGGATACCGGCAAGCCACATCTGCTCTGCGTCCTTGAGTATGTCAAGTTCAGAGAACAGTGTCTGTCTCTGTGAATCTGTGAGGACTATGTTTGCCATGATCTCACGGATCTTGTCCATGAGATTACGCAGCGCCTTGATGATCGCATGTGCCGTGTCTGCATCCTGCTCGCAGATCTCCTTGCAGAACTCTTCGTCCTGGATGAACTCGATACTCGCATCCGCCAGGATCTCTTCAAAGAGAAGGCCTTCGTCCTCGTTGCCGTACTGTCTTCTCTTCTTTGCGATCTCCTCTTCGTATCTGTTTGCGAAGTTGCCGTCAGAGGACTCCATCGTCATCATCTTATTCTTCACGAACTGTTTGAATCTGAAGAACTCCGCCGGAGCAAACACCTTCATGTGGTGTGTCACTTCGTGTTCAAAGACATACGCAATAGCGGCGAGAGGAACTTTTTCCATGTCCGCCTTGTCGTTGTCCATTGAGATCGTGATCTTGCCATCCTGGTAGTGTCCGTTGACACCTTCCTCGATGACCTCTCCATTTACGTTTGTGATCTCATCCCGGAACTCGATCTCGATGCCGAGAGCTTTAGCCAGTGCCTCGAACAGTGGTCTGCTCTGCGTGAGGATCTGTTTGTTCTCGTCGCTCAATCTTGCGAGTGATACATGTCCTGGACGGACTTTCGTCTTGGCCTTCTGTGATTTGCGTCCGACCTGCACGTCCTTCAGATATGCAGCATTCTGTTCCGCCAGTGCATCGTTACGTCCTGCGATGTATGCGTCTTCCTGCTGTCTTGGAGTCAGAGATGCAAACACCGGATTATCTTTCTGCCGGATCTCCTCAAGAGTCATGTCCGCAGTTCCTGCCCGGTAAAATGCCTCGAACGTATACATCTTGTTATGTACGTCGTTGATGTCGTCGCCTCTGAAATCTGTGGATCCGTCGGCAAGGCCACGCACATCCTCGCCCTCAAAAATCTTATCGAATGCAGTCTGTCCGCCGACACCCAGATCCTTCTCCTTGATTGTCTTGTACGCATTCCGCAGTGTGCTGTTGTCGTACTCTGTCTGTCTCTGCGCTGCGTCAACATACTGCTGCGCTGCATACTGGATCAGCATGTCGTGCTGCACGGACTTGCTCTTGCCGCCCAGATCGAGGCCGGTCACTGCTTCCATTACTGTGATGGACTCTGCGGACGACAGTGCCTCACGGATGTCGCTCTCTCCGGCAATACCGGATCCGATTCTCGCTGCAGTCGTGACGATCTTATCCGCCTCTGCTTCGGACATCTCAACATCTGCCGGGATCTGTTCTGCGATCGCACGTCTTGCCACGTCAACAGACTCCGATGCTTTAGCGTTTGCCGCCTGTCTCGGAATGCTGTAGTTGTTATCTGCTATGGTCTTCTCTGCTACGTTATATGCTTCTGCAGTCCTCTTGGCATCTCTCTCCTTCTGTGAATTCAGAACTCCCTGGAGCCTCGCCACCTGGATGTTAGCCACACCCTTGCCTTCGTTGATCGCATTGTACACGGCCTGTGCGAACGCAGCGTCTTCTTCGTCCTCGGACTCTCTGGCCTGACGTGCCATCTCTTTGACTCCGTCCTCGCCGTAGATGTTCTGTGCATTCTCGGAAATCTTCTTGCCTTGCCGGTTCTGCATGACGACACCTGCACCGCCAAGAGGAGCACCGAGCGCCGCACCGATGCCACCTGCCCGGAGTATGTTGAGTCCTGCCTGCGTCGGATCATTGAGCAGTGATGTCTGTACCGCATCCCCACCGATAGCATTTGCATAGATCGCATTTGCCACCATAGGTTCAAGTCCTTCAGCCACCATTTCCTCAAGTCCTTCCGTGAGCGCCGCAGCACCGACTTCAGACAATCCGCCCTTGAGTGCAGACTTGCCGACCTTCTTCGTTAGCTTCTCGACGAGCTTATCTCCAACACCTGCACCGTATGCCTTATTCAGTGCAGCGCCTACGTTGAACAGTTTCTCTGATCCAAGCTCGATGCCTGCTGTAGTCGCACCGTACATCATCTGTTTCTTCCACGATGCACCGGCCTGTTCCGCCTCATCGACCGCACCACCAAAAGCTCTGACTCCCATTGGAAGCAGAGCTGATCCTGTCAATGCACCGATGCCGATATCCGCACCGAGCTGCACTGCACCTGTATATAGATCCGCACCAAATCTGCCGACAGCGCCGAGTCCTTCTTTACCCTTCTCGATCTTCTCTGTGCCTCGTGCGATCTGTTTGGATGCGGCCTTGCTTTCCTGTTTTGTATAATAGTCCTGTGCTTCAGAGAGCGCCTTTGATGTGGCCTTGCTCTTCTGAATCCCGGACTCTTTTGACTGCAGTTGTTCCGGAGACAGTCTGTCCTCACGACGTGTCATGTACTGCTGCGTACCATTACGATGCGCCTGGACTCCGCCGTAGGTGTCAGACTTTGCTCTTGTGTCCGTGACACCTGACATGAACCCGGAGAACGCTTTACGAGCAGATCCTACCGACTGTTCTAGAGCGCCTACGGTAAGGTTCTTGAATCTGCTCTGATCTTCCTGGTTCATCCTCTGCCCGGTCGTCTGCGTCTGATGCTCCCTTCTCTGTCTCTGGATCTCCTGCTGATTCCGTCTTGCCGGAGCTTCAGTCTGCGTGTATCTCTTGACCGTCGTGTTCTGAACAGATCCTTCAGAAGTCCTTCCAGGATTGACACCCTTGAACGCACTGTAGTTGCCGGTCGCTCTTTTCGTTACGGCCTTGTTGATTTTCTGCTGCTGCCGTGTCTGCGTGTTGACGACCTTCTTTTTTTTCTGGTTGGCCTGTGCCTGCTTGTATCTGTTGTACGCTTTCTGTGCTTGTGTCTTTGTGCTCATATTTATCTCCTATGTTATAAGAGGAACACCTTGCGGCATTCCCCTTCTGTCCTTCTTATTTGACTGCGTGTCCGCCGCCGCCTGCGATCTTCTTTGTGGTCGTTTTCTTTTTGTTGGAGCTTTTGACAGCCTGTTTTTTCTGTTTGTTGGTCGCCTTATTCAGAACATTCAGTTTCGTCTTCGATGCACTTATGGCGCCTGCTGCGACCTTTGCGGCTGTATTGTATACGCTTCCGCCACCGGTCGATCCGCTGCCGGCATATCCGCCGCCTCCGCCGCCACCACGACGTCCGCCGCCACCACCACCGGATCCTGACTTCTTCAGTCCGTAGATGTCAAGGTTGTAGTTTCTCGCCCACTGTGAGTCTGCGACTGTGTCTCTGTATGCCTGATAATCTTGTCCATACTTCCACTGCGAGTCTGCCACCTTGTCTCTGTAGGCCTGATAATCGACACCGTACTTCCATTGTGCGTCTCCAACGGTATCCCTGTATCTTCCGTAGTCTCTGTCCTCTGCATCCCCAAGAGCTGCAAGTGTCTGCACGTTTCTGTTGTATGCTCTCTCTTCAAGATCAGGAATCAGTGTCGCCAGTTCTGCGTTATAGTCGTTTCTCTGCTGCTGCGCTGCGGATGCCGCATAGGATGTAGACAGTCCGCCGTTTAGCATGGCTGCGTCTGCCATCGTGTTCTTGGCTGCTTGCTCTCCTCGTTTTGAGTAAACCTTTGCAAGTGCCTGATATGATGCGTCCTTCAGTGGATCGTACTGAAAGTTGGTTACGTTGTTTAGTGCGGAATCAAGTTGATCTCCGTACCTGGATGTATATGTAGGTTGGACGTACTTCACGTTATTGACCGGAGCAACGTATGCCGCCGGCGCTTTTGCTGTTGGTACGTCAACGTATTTCAGTGGATTTGCCATGATGATCTCTCTCCTTTCGATAAGAGAATTATAGAAAATGGGAGAAGTTCTTTCTCCCACACTTTTATGCCTCTATGATGGTAAGCTGTCCGACATATCCGTAGTAGTTGGATCCTCTTGACCGTGCATACACGGATACCGTGTCGTTTGCTGCGAGAGATACATTCGACAGATGGACGTTGCATACATGGTTCGTGAACGTAGACTGTGCAGAACCCTGTGCCACACCGTTCTTATAAAGCTGCGAACCCCACGTTCCGGATGTACTCGATCTGAAGTACGTCCAGTAGATATCGTAAGTTCCTGCCTTTGATACAGTAATATCTCCGCACACTTTTACATATGTCGATGACGTCGCTCTCGTTGTGCTCTGTGCGATCTGTACGTTCTTTGATGTACCACCACCCGGCACAGCGACGTCTACCTTCTCGTAGTTCGTAACGTCGATACCAGTTCCGTTTGACGTGATCGACAGAGTGCCACTTACCAAATCACTTGCCGATACAGTGGTAGATGCTCCAGAAACCGTTCCGCCTGTGATCCACCCTGTTGAATTGATTACTGACGACCTTATGGTTTTGGAATGGTTTTCTACCGCACTTACTGTGAGAGCAGGTGTTCCTGCAGTTCCTGCCTGGATGGATGCACTCGCATAGTTGGTTACATCCTTCGTACCACTTGAACTGACCGTATACGTTCCGCTTACCACTTCACTTGCGGATACGCTTACTGCCGTGCCGGTCTTCGTACCACCAGTGATATATCCTGTCGTGTTGGTTACCGACGGAGTGACAGCTATGGCATGGTTACTGACAGTTCCTTTTGAAGCTGTTGGTGTACCTGCCGTTCCGGTTGCCACAGCACTGACAGTGACGTTGACCTTTTCCAGTCCGTCGTAGCCGCTGTCGGCCTGCACGGTTTCCGTCTGCTGCGACGTGGTCGGAGTATATGTCTTGCTCTTCGTCTGCAGCGTAGGTGTTGAAGCAGGCACCGCAACGTCTGCGTATTCGTACTGCTTCACGTCGATGTTAGTTCCATTGGCTGTGATCTGCTTCGTGCCGGATGGTACGATATACTGACTTGGTATCGCACCGACCTTGACGTCGCCCAGAGTATACTTTCCTGCTGCTACCGCTGTCTGCTGCGATGTGGTTGGAGTGATGGTCGCTCCGGCCTGCGTATCGAGCTGCAGCGTTTTGGATCCACCTGTCCTCTTGTACGGTATTGCTGTAGTCGGAGTGACGTATCCTGCAGTCGTGATCGGTTTGATCTCTCCGGTCGTCGTTCCTACATTAGCAGTGACGAGTCCGGTCGAACTGTTGATGGTCGGAGTCTGTGGCGACACGGATAACTCGGCCTGTCCGATGACAGCGTCCGGTATCGCAACGTCCACGTCCGCATACTCGGTTACGTCTATGCCTGTGCCGATCGACGTGATCTGTTTTGTGCCACTCGGCACGATATACCCTGGTGGAATCGGAACATCGACTGACACTCCTGCATATTCGGTTATGTCGTAGTCGTCGTTCTCTGTGATCTCAAGCGTCCCGGACGGAATGATATAGCCAGGCGGAATCGGAACATCTACATCGACCTCTGCATACCGTTTGATATCGTATGTGCCGTTCTCGTCGATCTCTTTTGTTCCTTCCGGCAGAATGTATCCGCCGGGCACAGGCTTCACGACGATGTTGTTTTTAACATACTTCTCTGACGTGTAGAGAACCTGTGTCTGCTCTGACGGAGTGATCTCCGTGTATCCTTCGTACTGATCCGGCCTGAACTCGCTGCCCATCTCCATGACGAACGTCTCGTCTCCGGACTCAAACGTGCAGTCGAACGATTCATTTATCTCGCTGAATACTACGTCAAATTCCTGTGTCATATCAGTACCTCTGTATCAAGTGAATCGTACACTTTGATCTGTTTTATCTTGGACGGTATAACATTGTCCTCTTCCGTGCGTACACGGATCTGGCACAGTGCCAGACTATCCGGACTGAACGCATTCGTCTCCATCTCCGTCAGTCTAACGTAAACATACGCACCGTCAATTGACATGCCGCTTGGCAGTTTGTTGTTCTTGTACAGCTTCGTCATCTTCATGCCGCCCTGCTTGTAGATGACCTGGATGGCCTTCAACGTACTCGTATCAAACGGCAGCTTAAATGAATGTGTTGGTGTTGTTCCAGTGTACATAGTTTCTCTCCTTTACTCGGTTCTTCTCCACATGTATGCCGTAATATACGGCGGAAGATTTGCCTTGCTGCCTGACGATCCTGACGCATTGATCGTGTGTGAGTGAGATCCGGCTGCTGCCGTCGCATTCCACGTAGATGATCCGGATGCGGAATAATGCTGTGTGCCGCTGCCGGATTCCTTGAACGAAGATCTGTAACCTGTGTGCGAGTGAGATCCGGCTGCCTGCATCGTGTGCGTATGTGATACAACGATAGCGTCTTTCGTTCCGCCGGTCTTTCCTGCAGCATTGAAATCTGTATCTTCCGGATTAACACCGATCAGCGTCTTGCCTGTTGCGTATGCTACCCACGTGCCAGGAAGATACGTTCCAGGATTCGCAGAATTTGTTGTAATCAGAACTGAACCGACCGGATATACACCGTTCATCACAGTCTCCGTCAGTTTGTCTAATAGTGTGAATAATCTCATGTGATCACCTTCTCCTATATTTCTTTCTGTAGTCGATTTCCGCAATTGCGAAATATATAAAGCCGAGGCCGCCTACTATCCCGGCTGCTAATACAATCTTCATCATTTCGTCGGATCCACGTTGCTTGTGGCTGTGTACTTCTTCGGTTTCCCCATCGGATACGATCCTGCAGTTCCACGAAAAACCTTGACCGGAGTACCGATAGGACAGTTGTTGTAAATGAATTTTGCCATCTTGTACGGCATTCTCACGCACCCGGCAGATCTTGGAGTGCCGAGCTTATTGAACTCGTTCTTGTTGACGTAGCCTTTAGTGTTCCTTTTGCTGTATGGAACAGTGTGCATACATTTAGCACCCTTGAACCGTACAAGGAACTCTGCGTAAGACTTGCCGCCGGACAGCTTGGCTGTTCTGTATTTTGCCTTCAGGTTCTTTGCACCCTGGATCTTGAAGCTGCCGACCGGAGTCGTTTTGCCCTTTCGAGCTGTTGAAACGAACTCACTCATGACTGCCTTGCCATTGTCGTATACTGTCGTGATCTGGTTCGTAAGATCGACCTCGATCCTGTAGGAATGTTTCGTCGGTTGCTTTGTCTCCGCCTTCTTTGGCGCTGCCTTCGTATAGCCGAGAGTCTTGTTCAGATACTGCTGCAGTTTCAACACGGAGTTTTTATAGAAGTCGCCGTCCTGACTGGCACCGATGACCTTCTGCAGCTTTTTACTGGTCTGTTTCCCCCATGCCGCATCCGGATCCGCTCCCACCTTCTTCTGGAGCGCGATGACGACCTCTCTCGTGAGGATGCCAGTCTGCGGAAGGCCAAGCCACTTCTCCATAGCTGCGATAGTGTTGTATCCGCAAATGCTGTCCTCTGCGAGCTTTGTGTCCTTCTTCAGATTGGTAGGTGCAAAGTGAGGCCGGAACACTGCCTGGATGTATTTCTGCCGGTCTTTCCTGTCCACCTTGCCGCCGGACGTGTTGCCTTCGATCGCATGGATTTTGTCGTTCGTCCAGTGGCTTTCCACGATACCGATATGGTTCGGCACACGGTTCTTATCCCAGTCGTAGTACACCAGATCACAGGCCATAGCCAAATACGGCGGAATCTCTGCCAGGTTTTTCTCGCACCACTTGATCGAGGACGGACATCCTATCTTCTCTGCCTTCGTCGTCCAGTTCAGAAGCTCTCCGCATCCGTTCGCATGAAAGAGCCAGTACACGAACATGTCGCACCAGGATCCCGGTTCTCCCACGTATGACCGATACTTTCCGCCTGTGTTGCCGAGCTGACTAATAGCTACAGCAAGTAGTTCTCTGTTATTCATCATCTTCTGTTACCTCACTGTCTGCAGGTTCGTCGTAATACTGATACAGATGGTTCTTGTATTTCACTTCCGGCAGTCCGCCAACGACACACACGATGAAAATGTACACCGTTGCCGATACCGCACTGATCAGTGTGGTTTTCCAGTCTACGTCGGTAATCAACGTACCTGCTGTCCACACTCCCAGGATGGTCGTCAGAAATGTTCTGATACATCTGATCCCTGTTGCCTTCCAGAATGTATTCATGATGTTCTCCTTATTTTGCAGTATATGAAAAACTATAGTTGTTCGTTGATATGATCCAGAACAAGCTCTGCCACTGACGAAGAGTGCCAAAACAATACTGTGGCAGTCCATTGCTTACTGTACTCGTGTTGTAAATCATTACCTCGAAGAAAACCACAGAATTCGGAGTGAATTTCCCTCTAAATATCTTATGGGCATTGTCTGGATAATCTGCACAGATTGCCTTGAGCACGGCAGTCATCCATGCGTCCGTTCCGCTGCTCGACGTCAGTGACGAGTTAATTTGTTGCGCTCTGGCTGTATAGTCTCCCACCCAAATCTCATACGATTCACGGAAGAGCATTTTGTTCAGCAGCGCTCTCAAGCTGATCTCTTTCATTTGTTAGTCCTCTTTCGGATGTTCATAAGATTCTTTTGCGACGTAGTCTCCTCGTTCATTGAGCATGATCGCACTGTGGCACTCGACCGAGCTTATCGCAGCGGCTGCCAGAATGCCGTGATACCTACTCATTGCTTCGTTTAATGTCTGTGCCGTCTGGATCGGAGTGACTACTGTAGCCGCTCCGTCGTTTGTCTGTAATTCCAAAATAATATACATGTCGTTTCTCCTTTACTCGTCCATTAACACTCCGCCCTGTGATATCGGCTTCCACCATCCAAGGGCAGTCAGTGCGGTTCTCATTTGATAATCCATGCCTGACGCTGCAGCCTCGTCGATATCCATATACATGTCTCTTTTGAGTCTTATTGGAGTGCCAAGCGCCATAATAGACGCATCGGCCTCGATCTCGATCGGATACTTCGTCGACGGCACTGTGTATGTATACGTGACCGTTCCAACACTGTTCGACAGTGTAACGATGAGAGAATGTGATATCCCTGTGCTAAATGCGGAAACAGAGTATCTGCTGCTTTCGTTGTCAAAGGAATCCGAGTCGCTGAACTGCAGCGTGTCAAGCGTCGTTCCGTCAAGTGTTATCGTGCATGTCGTAGCAGGTTCCGGCAACGTATCTCCCTGGTAGTGTCCGCATATGTAGTCAAAACCGACGTACAGATACGTTCCTTCGTCGTCCTCTTCTGCAGGAGTCGTTGTTTCGTCCGCTGTTCTAAATGCAACAAGGTTTGTAACACTTGCCGGTACGTATATTTCATCCCATACTGCCCACAGAGACAGCGCACTGTTCGTCCCTGCAGCTACTGTTCCGCCTGCCGCATAATCAACATATTTAGATGTAGCTCTTGCCTCTGACGTCGCCCATCCTTTGAACGTGTAATTTGCTCGTGTAGGCCTTGTCGATGATAGTGCGAGCGCTTCGTTGTACCATTTTGTCTGCGCTCCCGGAGCACCGGATCCACCGTTTGCATTGAAGGTTACGGAATAGCTTGTCCTTGCAGGCACACTGAACGTCACGCTCGCCGTACTTGTCTTTCCGTTTACAGATGAGCCGCCTGCCGATGATACAACGTGATTCAGTGTTGTGGTTGCAAAGACGGTCTTTGACTGTGCCGCATGTGTTTTAGAATACGTGTAATTACGTGAGCCGACGAGCGCATACGGATCACTTGATGAAACCGTAACAGATCTCTGTCCGGTTCCTGTGGTAACACCTGTTGCACCCCACGTATAGTCTACTGTTACACCGCTCCACGTGCTGTTCCACGGATCAATACCGGACGCAGACACATTTATTGTGTACGTGTCTGCGCTGTTGACTGTTACCGTATATGTCAGATAAGCTCTGTGCGTTACCTTTCCTGTAGCGGCTGCACCTTGCCATGCACCGTAAACTGTTGTCGCCATTGTCCGCTCCTATATGTGCTTCAGAATTAGTTTTCCGTCTTCCTTTACAGTCCAGACGAAATTGCCCATACGCATCTCCTGGCTTACCTTCGTCCTACTGATGACCAGTTCTTCATTAGATACGTATGCGACCTTTTGATTTCCGTCATAGAATCCCAGTTCCGTCGAAGTGATGACCGTCTTGAACGATCCCTTCCCAAGCTCCAACGTGCCGTTGTTGATTTTTATGTATCCGTCCGTTCCAAGATACTCATCTACAAACGTACCGAGATTTGAGATGGCCTCTGCGCTGTCTGCCACGTCGACCTTTAGTCCTTCAACGTCGTCGCCCTGATCTGCAATCGCATCCGCCAATTCTGATATGCCTTCATTTATCGAGTCAATCGTTTCTCCTGTTGTTATGTTTATCTCGTCGATCTCGTCCTTGGTGTACACGTCAAGGTTTTCCATCACACCGTCTGCGATGCTCCCGGCATAAACCCATTCCGCCACAGATGCAGCTCCGCCAAGTGTACACTGGTAAACATACGCTGTATCCGTGTTGAGATAGATATCTCCGATCACTGCGTTTGTGACGTCACTGTCAACGAAAACGGTTGGTGTTGTAGATGTTCCTGTGATTGTGTCGCCGTAATACCATAGCGTCGTCGTTCCATCCTCGCCCTGTGCTTTGACACCTGTTGACGTTCCATTGATGTACCAGTATCCACTTTGAATGTATGGTGTATATCCTGGAGCACCGTCTTGTCCATCTTGCCCATCTTGTCCGTCTTGTCCGTCTTGTCCATTTAACAGTTCAACAGTCTGCCCGGCAATCGTGATCTCCGCACCGGTCGCTGTCTGCTCCGTAGAGATGTCGATGTCCGTGAGGACTTCGTCGAGCTTCTTGCCGGTATCCCCTATCCGAACGTCGTTTCCGTTTATAAGGATGCTGCCGTCCGTCGGATCAAACAGAATGTAGTTGCTCTGTCCGCCGATCACTTGCTGCCTGGACGAACTGAATACGATAGATTCTCCAAACGTGCTGACGAGCTGTCCGTTTCCGTCGTATATCAGAAGGCCGCTGTTCGACAGAAGCGCCTTGTAGTTGCTGCCTTGCCTTGCGTCGGAGTCTGCCTGCGTCTCTCCCTGTGCCGGAGTCGTGCCGCTTCCTACACCACTCGGAAGAACCCAGAGTCCTCTCTGCGTCACTGCCAGATGTGCCATGATGAATGTCTGCATGGCCTCTGTCATGGACAGCTCATAATACGTCGACAGCTCCTCGTCCTTTGGATCCACCACCGGAGAATAATCCCCTGTGACGGAGTCGTAAACGAAATATACCTTTCCTTCCTGGACGGTCACGTCGGACGTCAGTTCAAATGTTCCGTGTGACGATGCCCAGTCAAGAACACCAACGACATCCTGAACCACACCAAGTTGATCGAGCGCTGCATTCGCAGCTCTGTTCGCAGTATTAGCAGAACCTTGTGCTGCATCCGCAGAATCCTGTGCTGCGTCCGCTGCGTCCTTTGCATCGTCTGCGTATTCCCATGCCGTCTGTGCAGCCTTTCCTGCCTCGTCCGCCATTGTCTGCGCTTCTTCTGCAAGTCCCTGGGCATGGACAGCTCTCTGCCTCGTACTGGCAGTCTTCTGTGTGACGACCTCGACCTTCTCAACAAGTCCGCTCTTCTCCGGAGTCTCGATCCCTGATACCATCTGCATCAGTTCGTCCAGTGCTCTCTGCACCGACTCCTGCAAGGATGCCAGTCTCTCTTCTTCTGTTATGTTTGGACTTCTGTTGTAATCAACGATCATCACAGTCTCCCTGTAGTCTGTCTATACATACGCAGCATTGACTCGATCCGGCATCTCCCGGTTCCTGCGAGCTTGACGGAGTATCTGTCGCACCTTCTCGGCACGATCGGCACTACTACCGCACGTTCTGTGTCATGTGGGAAGTGAGTGACAGGTTCCCATTCTCCGCTGTCGATCTTCACGTAGACATCCAGTGTCGCACCTTCCGTCATCGTCAGTCGCATCTTCAGTTTTGAAATGACCTTCTTATCCTCGATCACTTCGTCGAACTCGCCAAACACCGCATACCATTCGATGTCTTGCTCGTCGCCTGCACCGATCTTCACGATCTTTGCATTGTCGGCATCTATATACATCAGCAGTCCTTCATACACGCACAGATCAAGCATGTGGACGTTGTCTTCCTGGAGCCAGTAGCCGGTTTCCGTGTCGAAGACGAGAACATCGTAGAGTCCTGTCTGTGTGTTGTATGCGCTGCAGTAATATTTCTTTCCGTCAGCACCTGCTGCCACATCGGAATAATTGACTTCTCCGAGCTTTGATGACATCAGTTCCGGAGTGCCGCCGGTATAGGCCATCCATCCGATCTTTGAATGGTAGATGACCAGATCGTCTATGATCACGACGGATCTGTCCGATCCTTCCTTCACACCATTGGCCTTCTGCGCCTGGATCTGATACGTTGATGGAGAAGATCCGTACACCTTGTGGATGCACTCTTCTTTAAAGAACAGCAGATGGTTCGAGTAGACTCCGCATCCTGTCCACTTTCCGTCCGTGCCTTGAGACGCTGCAAACGAGTCCATAGACGTCGCCTGGAAATAATGCCAGTTCGTCGGATCTCCGAGCTTACATGCCAGGATCTCGTTCGTCGTGCTGTTGCATCCCCACAGTCTGTTGTTATACTCACAGACAAAGTCCAGATCAGGACAGTTTCTCTCAAGTTTGAGTGAACCAAGCGTCGTATACACTGAATGTTTTCCCATGCACTGCGGATAACCGGACGATGGTGTTCCTGACATAGCCGTTCCGGTCGTCCTGGCTGTCGCATTCGTTGCGATCACACGGAAGTTGTACACCGTACTCATTGACGGCACCTGCACGTCCATCGCAAAGAAGCTCTTTCCGTTTGCCACGACGCTCGGAAGGTTTCCCTTTGTGCTGTTCATTGTCAGCACCGTCTGCCAAGGTTCGTCCGTACCGTCTTCCTGCGCCTGGATCAGATATGTCGTGCCGTCTCTCGTACCGGAGATCGCAGTCGCACACTCTACCGTCCACAGCACAGTGACCTTGCCTTCGTTATCCTTTGACCGGAGTGCGTACCACAGCGTCGGCTTCGGGAAGTCCAGAGGCGACACGTTGACCACCTTTGAGCTGCTGTCTGAAGTGATCGGTTCGTCCGTTGCAGCGGAACTGTCTGCCATTAAAAACGGCTTGTCCGCAAACACGATATCGTTTTCTGTCACGATTGCGATCACAGACGACGTGTCCATATCTCCCACCTCGGCATCCTCACGAGCCACAGAAAGGCCGATTGTCCGTGCGAGCTTGGTGGACTCCTTTGCCGTGATGGTAGTGTCCACTTCTGTAGATACTTCTGTATCCAGGCCGAGCATCGCAGCAAGTTCGTTATACTCTGCCGGAGTGATAGACATATCCACCGTGCCGGTTCCTGTCGACACGTCGAGCTTTGCTGCAAGTATGTTGTACTCCGCTTCAGTCATGTCTCCGACGTACTCTTCGGATGTCTCCTTGCCTTTGATGTCTACAACGTCGTCTACCTTGAACAGATCCTCAAGCCTCGGAACTGCATTGAGCAATGCGAACGTGTCGTCCGTCCATCCGTAGTCGTCCATGTCCACCGTCTTCGTGTACACGTTGCCGGTTTCAGAGAAACATCTCACTCTGATGCTGATGCCGTTCTCGTAGACGTAGCCACGAAGATCGATATAGTCTGTCGCAAACAATGCTCCGCCGCCTGGCACAGTGTACCCGGCATATCTCCATTCGTAAGTGCCGGCAGTGATTGGCTGCGCTCCGACCTCAAACGTCACGAACTTGATGTCCGTATACGTACCTTCGACTTTTACCTTGACCTGTGTTGTGTCGTCCGTTCTCTGTCCGACGTACACGTCAAGAGTCGAAGATCCGTCAACAGCAGTAAGTTGGCTAACGATAGCACCCATGCCTTCCGTAGTGGATTCCTTTACGGATGACAGATACTCGTACATGTACTGTTTGCCGGATGAGATCTCAAGCTCGTCCTCTCCGATCCAGACACCGAGCGCCGACGTGATGTCGATATCCACACCGAGCGCACCTGTCGTTCCCTGCGTCACACCGTCTGCAGTCTTGACCTGATACCAATTGTGCTGCTCTCCGCAGAAGAAACAGATCTTACTGCCGATTGCCACCATCTTTGGTTCACTTGCCCAGGACAGCGAGTCGCACAGCTCTCCGTTGTAGTAGAACACGTACCGGCTCGGACTGACTCTGTCGATCACAGCGAGCTTCTCGTCCTTCACGAGCATCTGCACCGGTTCGACGTAGTTTGAATTGAAGTCCTCTCTCGATCGTCTCTGTGACAGGTTCGGATAGTCTTCCGTGCCGAGATTGTATGCCTGCCGCATCTCTCCGTCCTCGATCATAGGACGTCTGTTGATCCCTTTGAATTCGATGACTCTCTCTTCCTGCGGAGTCACTCTTCTTACTGGTGTTACTAACATATGATCACCACCAGTTCGTAATCTTGGTCGGAAGATCAGACGTGTCTACTTGTCCATGCCGCATTGCGTATGCCTTCCATGACTCCATATCCGAATTGAACTGTTCCGTGTCGTTTGCGTACAGATCGAACTCTTCGTTTGCATAGTCAAGCCTTGCACGGAGATAGGACTCATACGCTGTGGAATATGGATCCGGTATGAGAAGCTCTCCATCCAGGCCGGTATCTTCCGGATCTTCTACAGTCTCGATCTCTGACAGCACATGGTAGATTCTCATGTTGTCTGGTGTTTCCAGATAGTCGTAGACTTGTGCCTCGACCTCGTTGACCAGGTTCATCAGATATGCGTTTGAGAAGGAATTCGGTTTCTCCGTATTCACTTTGTTTATTAGTTCAAGCAGTGTCATTTCATTCCTCTTAAAAACTGCGGAAGACAGTGTGTCCACCACCTTCCGCATTCTTTGTTACTCTGCAATAGCCACGTTTCTGACGGATTCACAGTATTCCTTTGCGACCTTGGCCTGAAGGTTTGAATTCCGGATGACGACTGCCACCGCTCTCGGAACTTCTACTTCCTCGCCTCGTTTCACTTTGTACATTACTCCGTTGATCCCGATCGTCAGCTCGTCTTCCTCGCCTTCTACGAACGGAATGTACACCGTCACTGTCTTCTTTTGTGGCTTCTTCGCAGCCTTCTTTTTTGTTGCCATGTTCATTCTCCTTTACTCATACTGATAATACCGTGCCAGATGTCCGCACTTGACTCTCGGATCCGCCCACACATCGTATCCTGCCAGTCCTGCCTGCTCACAGAAGTAGAAGTCCTCTGAAAGTATCGAGCCGTTTCCGTACTGCACGTACCTGAAATACGGATACTTCATGTTCCGGAACACGTCCGTGTCGATCAATGCACATGCGAATCCGCCTACCACCAGTTTGATCCGCTCCTCGCCTTGCAGCGCATCATAGCTCAAACTGACGTGATAGCCTGTGCCTGTAGGATTGTCCTTCAGTGTACACAGTGCGGACATTCTGGTCTTGCTGTTCTTCCTCGGACAACATCCAAGCACGATGTCGGCCTCTGGATCGAGGAAGTTCGTCAACGTGTCTGCCGGTATCACTGTGTCGGAATCGACCATCATAACGTAGTCGTATCCGCACTCCACCGCTTTCTTCGCAATCTTGCTCCTCGCCCATGCGACGTCGTACCCCTTCATGAAATCAAAGTCCACATCATGACCACACTTGTCCTGGTCATAAATTGCTTTGAACACTTCCGGTTGGATGTTTTCAAAAGTTGGAACTGCAATCAGTATTTTCATATGAACTATGAGCTTGAGCTTGAGGATCCGCCGGATGATCCGCCTTCCTCTTCGATCGGACTTGCGAACTTGGTCGTGTGCTCGATTCTTACCATGAACTCATTGGCAAGGATCTTTGCTACCTTGTTCAGTTTCCATCCGATGGTAGCTCTCTGGTTGAGCGGATCTGCTGTACCGCCACTGCCAAGCTGCTTCGTGATGGTCTCGATTCCGCCGTTGTTGATGGATGTTACACCGAATGCGTCTGCCGCCAGTACCAGTGTGCCGTAGTCGTCAACAGTGTTGCCGTGTGCATCATTGGCAGGCCAGATCTTGGCTTCAGTGGTTTCAACAAATCTGCATCCGTACAGTCTGCCTACCTCGCCGTTGAAGATCTGTGTGGATCCGGCATACTTGGATGCTTCTTCCCACTTCTGATCGTTCCACAGATCGTATACGGTATCAGGATGTACGATTGCAACGAAGTCGCCGCCCTGGATCGGAGTCGCATTGTTTCTCTTCAGGAAAGTGACGGCCTTCTTGATAGCGTCCACAGTCAGTACGTCGTTAGCTCCGATGTCTGATGGTTCGTCTGCACTCGTGCCGATGTAGAATACATTGGTTCCTGCTGCCAGGACTTCTCTCGTGATAGTGTCGGAAGTTCTGCCGGCCTGGGATCCAAGGATTCTTGTGATCTCTGCCATGTTGTTATCGAATGCAGTGAGCTGCAGCATGTCGGATACTGCGATGTAAGCACCATACTGCTGTACAGTGGCAGTGATGGCTGTTACGCTGTATTTCTGACCGATCGGAGTTACACCTTCAGTCAGTGGAGTGAGAGCCTTCGGCAGTGATGAGAACTTACGGAACTCAATCGTCTTGCCGCTTCCCTTTGGGATTGGCCTCTTCTGTCCAAACTGATCATGGATCAGGTTTGGTTCTGCACATTTCAGAAGCGCTCTGTCATAGAACGTCTTCATTTCCGGAGACAGATCCTGGCCTGCGCCTGTCTGACCTGTCCAGTTTACATTGAGAGGACTTGTGCCTCTGCCATCGTCGTCAAACAGATGGAAATTCATGATGAAATCATTCATGTCTATTCTCCCTTCATCCTATGGACAAGAGAGCTTTAGAACGAAACCGTGCCGCCGTTCCGGACGATCTCGAAGATCTTGTCCATGTCTTCATCGGTTAGTTTGGATGGATCTGCTTTCCTTACGACCGCAGGATTGTGCGACATCGCATTCTCCACCGGCCTTCTGGCATTCGATGCGAGCTTCTGTGCTACGTCTTCCCTTGTCTGCTTCCTGGTGTACTCCTGGTTACCTTCGAGAATGTCGTTGACGTGACATGCCATGAACGCATCCTTCACACCGAAGTTGCCGGTATCCAGGAGCGCTGCGAACTGCGGATTCTGTAGTTCTGCCATGAGATCAAAGTTCGGGAATGCCTCTTTCAGCTCTTCCGCTTCAGCATCCCACTTCTCGTACATCTGACGTCTCTGTCTCTCTTTTGCGAACTCTTCCTGCATTTCTCTGCCACGTTGTGCATCGAGCCGCAGCTTGACGTTCTCTCTGTATTTGTCTGTCGTTACACCGTCCTGCTCGGCAAGTCTTGCGTACAGATCGTCGTCCGTCTCGATTGCCTTCTGCAGTCCTTCCACGTCGCCTACTTCCAGGCCGTACTTCATGTACAATGGAGCTGTCGCCTGCTCGTATGCACTCGTCACACCTTCCCAGTCTGTCGCATTCTTGAAACGATTCTGGATCGTCTCCTGCACACGGTTGGCATATGCCTCTTCGTACTTTCCGCCTTTGCCTATCAGTTTAGCGAACTCTTCTTCAGGATTTGATGCCGGTTCCTGTTCCGGTTCGTCCGAGCCGACTGGACTATCTTCTCCGTCCTTGCCATATACCACCTGTGGTGCAGTATCGTCTGGCTGCGAAGTAAGATCACTCACATCGATCCCCAAGGATGATGCGAATTCACTGGCTGCCGTTCCGATTCCGTCTCCGCCATCGTCGAACAGATCGAAACGCATTCTTAAATTATTCATTCAATTCTCCTCTCTGCATTTTTATAGAGATGCGACCTCTGAATTGATGAGTCTAATATAATCAAAAGTGAAGCGGATTTCTCCCACACTTTTAATAAACTTTCACGTTGTCCGGATTCTGACGCTCCATCTCCTCGAATACCTTGAGAACTGTACGCAGAACGACGTTCGTTCCTTCGTCGCATTTGTCTCCGCAGATCCGCACGTGTCCAGGTTCGTATGTGTCGATCTCGAACCCCATGTCCATGCATCTCTGTACCACTACATTGCACAGCGTCGATGCTATCGTGCAGACGTCGTGATCTCCGGAATGGTTCTCGCAGTCGAAGAAGAAGGATCCACCGTCGTCTCCGGCGCTGATGATTATCTTTGTCATTATCCTATCGAGGCCTGATTTGCGGCCTTCACTCTCGCCTTTGCCATAAGTGTCGTGTCAGTGTCCGTCCTGGCAGCTCTCTCATTTGCTGTCATGCCGTTCTTGCCAAGCATCCCACGTTCCTGTTCTTCCTGCGCTGCCATCTGTACCTGCTGCGGATCAATGAGTCCTGCCTGCATAGCAAGTCCAGGAAGATACGCATCCGCTTCAAGTATGAGCGCCTGCATCTGTTGGAACTGCTGAAGGAACTCTGAATTCTGCATTACGTTCTGCTTCACTTCCTCAATCCCTTCAAACTGCATCATGTCCAGGCATGCCAGTGTAGCGAGCGCATTCTCCGGAGCAAACATACCCATCGAGTACATCTCCTTTGCAGTCTCGTTCTGCGCTGCTCTTGAGAACGGACTCTGCTTCTCCGCCACGATCTCAACGTCGAACACTGAATCCTGGATCAGAGATGTGTCAAGCTCCACGAATCTGAATCCGCCTGCACCGTCGTCCACACGATACGACTGCGGCCTGTCAGCAAACTGACGAAGGTTCTCGACCATCATGTAGACTTCTTCCTGATGTGCATCATAGAGGATCGCATTCAGATCTCGTGCTAACTTGGATCCGGCTTCCTGCAGTGATGCGATTGCGGATGCTGCCGTGACTCCTGCTGCTGTGGATCCCTGTGAGAAATCTCTGTTTCCGGACGTCTCCTTCAGTTCGTCGATCTTGTTCTGCTGATATGCCATTACCGCATGTGGTATCGAGTCCACGTCCACCGGTTTCAGCACGTCGTCCAGATCCGATCCGGATACCGGGATGATGAGCTTTGACCAGTCCGCAAACGTGTTGAGATCTATCTCCGCCGACTTCTTCACGAAGTATCTCGGAGTCGTCTTCATCCTGGCATTCTTCAGGATGGCTTCGTCTACCACGTCGATGTACTTCTGCGGACTCTTCATGACGTCAACGTAACCGAATCCCCAAGGAGTATCCTTGACCGGGAACAGCGGCTTGATGACGAATGGATACAGTCCGTGATGGTAGTAACCTTCCGCACATGCCGGATCGTCCTCTGATGCATATAGAACCACGTCGCCGCAGTATTTGACGTAATGCAGCACGGTCTTCGGAGACGTGTACAGACTTCTGCCCATCTCGTCCGTGATGCCTTCCACCATGACTACCTTCTTGTAATACCAGTCCACTACCTCGCAGCTATTTGTCGTATCAATGTTGTCGTCATGTACGTACTTGGCGACGGTTCCTGCATCGAGCGGCTTCAGCTCTTCCGCATGTTCCGGATACATGACCTTCATGTCGTCAACGTCCATCAGCGTCACGTTGAAGAAGTTCGCAGAGTCCTGGATATCCTCGACACCTGGCTCCCAGAATAGGTTATGCACGTCGCAGTTCTTGACCACGTTGCCGCCCATGCCATTGTCCAGAGTCTGATCCCAGAACACACCGGTCGCACGTCCGCCTTCGATCTGGATGTCGTAACCGGCCTTCGAGTATACCTGTTTGTAGTGGCATCTCGTCAGCGTGACCGGAATGATGTCCGTCAGTCTCTCCGCATACTCTGCGTCCTCTTCTGATCTCGGAAGGATGTTCGGCTTCGGATAGTTGTCCATGATGTCCGCATGCTTGTTGATGATACTGTTGAACATCCAGGCGGATACAGGCCTCGACTCATCCCTTACCGTCGTGTCGCCCTTCTTGATCTGTTCCCAGTGTCGCTGCCGCCACCACTCCTGGTTCTCTGTGACCTTGGCATCGATGCTCTCCTTGCCTGACTTGTACTTCTTCAGGATCTCATCGGCCTCAAGAATCTCGTCTCTGCCGATCACTGTCGTCTTTTCTAAATCCATTTGCTATCTCCTTAAAACAATTCTATGTTGAAATAGTTCTCTTTCTCCCACTCGTCCTTGACCATGTTCAGTGGATCTTCCACGCTGCCTGGTCTCGGTACGTTCTTGATGATCTTCTTCCTCGGAGCTATAGGCCGTGACATGCACACGTATCTCCACTCGTCGTAGATGTGATCTTCCATGTGCGTGTCCACGTCTTCCGGATCTGTCTCTGAATAGATGAGTGCCGGTATCGTCCGGATAAAGTTCGGACACGTCTTGAACACGTAGAACATCGACTTTCCCTTCTCATCAAATGCGAGTCTATAGTGGCACTGCATCTTGCCCGGCAGCCTCTGATGATCTCCCTTGTCGAAGTACACCTGGCACTTCTCCAAAGACTCTGCGATACTCTCGCCACCATCCGCTGCGAATATGGCAGGATCTGCTATGCCGTGTATATTCCTTCCGATGAGCTGCTGATCCGTGTGCTCGATCTCGTAGATCTTCTGCCCGACTTCCGCTGCAGTCCATTCCACACCTACGTCGGCCTCGCCTGTGCATCCGTACAGTTCACGGATCCTATAGAGGACTCCCTTGTGGCTGCATGCATACCATCCGACAGAGAACGGCTTCGCATATCCCCAGTCGAATCCTCTGTAGATCTGCCAGGACTCCGGAATAGGAAACGGATCTATCACGTGCGACCATCTCTGGTTCTTGTATCCGCTCTCTTCGTCTCGGAACTCTCCAAACACCTGCCCTTCAAAGACATCCCACCGGCCTTCTCGCCATGCCTTCCGCAGCTTCTCCGGCAATGCTTCGAGCTGCTCGACGTACTCCGGCTGATATGTCATCAGTGCCGTGTTGTCATCTACGAGCGCCTGGATGAAGATGTAGTCGTCCGGATTCTCTCTCGCATTGAACCGTCGATCCACGAAGATCCGCTTCATGTACGCATGACCTTGTCCGCCTGGATTGGTCGTGTAGTAGATCCTCTTCGGAAAGTTGTTGACTCCTCTGCAGCATGCAGTGATGGCCTTCATCTGATACTCGGACAGATGCGTCGCTTCATCGATGAAGATCACGTCGTACTCAAGTCCTTGCAGCTTGTCCAGATCCGCATCCTTCGCACAGTACATGAACTTGATGGTGGATCCATTCACGAATCGCAGTTCCTTGTTCGTTGAATTGTAGTGTGCTATGCCGACCGTAAGACTCCGCAGTATTGCGATGTGGTTACCTTCAAGCTCCGGATAAGTCCTTCTCACGATGAGCATCTTGATCCCAGGATAGTTTGCTGCGAGCAGCATGGCCTTCGTTCTGACTGCCCAGGACTTGCCGCCTCCTCTCGCACCACCGTATCCCACGTACTTCTGATGTGCCTGTAGAAACTGCACCTGCTTCGGATTTGGTTTCGGAATGGTCTTGATCACTTTGCCCACTCCTCAACGTCGGATGCTTTCGCACCTTCTATCCGGATCACGATCTCGCTGTCCGGATTAAATGCTTCCGCTCTCTGCTGATCCATCTTCAGTCGCTCGTTCTCGATATACATCTTGTGTTCCTGCTGCAACGTGAGGATCCTCTGGATGCTCCGTGCCATGTTCTCGATACCCTGAAGTGAATTGATGATGTGCTCCAATGCTGCTGCACTGACGTCGCCTTCCAGGAGCTGCAGCGCCTTGTCTGCTCCAACATCCACACACGTCAGAACCTTTGCTAAAACCTCGGACTGACTCTCTGCGATTTTTTCCGTCGCCTTAATGGTCGTCCTTTCCGCCACCCTTGCGACGAAGTCCTTACGCTGCTGAACCCATCCTTCCTTCGCACATCTGTCCTCTACAGTACGCACACGAATGCCGTGTTTCTCCGCCAGTTCCTTCGTAGTCATCTCGGATGAAACATACTCGTGCCGTATTGCTTCCCAGTCGTATTGTTCTCTTCCTTTCCTCGCCACAATAAAAATCTCCTTTGCACCTTTTACGATAACAAAGGAGACTCTCTTTTTCTCCCACACTTAATATCTCGGTTCTCCTGCGCCTTGCAGGTATGTGTATGAAGTCGATGCACCAGGATGTTTTCCTTCCGTTCCTGTGGAAATGTTTGTGACTCTCTTCTCTTCCTTACCAATTTCCTTCAGAAACTGTGCTACTTCTTTTGGTTCTCCGTCAATTGTGATTAATAGTTTCATGATCCTCATTCTCCCTTATTTCATTCAACATCTTATCAAGCTCATTAAGTCCGTCGATATAACGTCTGTTGGATAATAACCTTGCATTAAGGTCTTTCTGGGACATGATGAGCTGCAACGTATTCTGTAAAAGTCTTATTGCTTCACATATTGCAATGCACCACAATGCTAATGCTATTGTCATGGCTCTCTCCTTTCTGCCTTGTACCTATCGCAGTCCTTGAAGTCAGAGTATGATATTGGCATCCATTCAAGGTCTTTCGGTTTGTTGATGTTCTTCTTGTTGATACTGCACTTCATATTGGCACAATCCCTTATGCAGAATGTTTTATCTTGGTAGCAAATCATGGCTTTCTCCTTTCTCCGTATGAACAGAAATCGTCTTCATTTACGCTATTCTTTATCTCATAACACCACCCCGTTGTAGCAGTAAATTCATCTATAAGATAGTGTCGGCAATCCTTACACCGCACCAATTCGCCTTGACACTCTGCCACAACTCGCACTTCATCTCCAGCAAGTTCTGTATCTATATGTAGTATCCTATCTTGTGGTAATCTCATTCTGAATCACCGCCTATCCATTTCAATTCGTCCGTTGCCCAATGTCTGCACCAATTAGTGAAGCATTGAACATATCCAATGTAGTGTCCGTCTATCATACACTTGCTTACTATTTCGCTTGTTTTGCGGTTGCGACAGTTGCAACACACTCTTTGCTTTTCTATTGGTGTTTTCTCAAAATAATCATCTTCGTGGCAAACAACAATCATTCATCATCACCGCCTTTGTACATTCTCGCTCCGCACGATGGACAATAGTTGTACTCCCCTTTTGGCTCGTCTTTCGGCTCAATGAATCTTGCTCCACATACTGAACACACAATGGTGTCTATGACTTCGCTCTCATCGCTGAACGGACTTCCCCAATGTTCCCACTCACCATGTACGGCATCGGCTGATGGTAGTGCCTCTAATCGTTGTATAATTCCGCAATTTCCGTCTGCCATTGTTTCACATTTATCACGCCTTGTATCGCATATTTCACGGCACACCGCCTCTATCGCATCGGCTCTTGATATTAAGTCTGTCACTCCATCGCCCCCAAATCATCAATGGTTATCTCGCCAATCTCTGCCTGCGCGTCTGCGTAGCCCTGCTGATACCCTCTTCTGTAAAGGTCTAACAGGTTGTGGTCACGCTCATTCTTGTCTTCTATCTTGTGGGCATTGTACCCCGCGATATATCCTTTGTCATACTGACTGTCTACCGCCTCGTTTATTATCTTCTTCAAATATTCTCTCCAATTCATTTCTTTTCTCCTTTTCTTTCGAGGGGTTATATGGTTTTTCATACAACCCCTCACAATTAGTTACATCGTGTCAATTTCCCATTGTACCGCGAGTTTGATTCTCTTTGCCTTTGTCACTCCTGCGTTGTAGAAACCATCAAACCTCTTGAGGTATTCCACAGGTTTCGTAAGGCTTGGAAAGTCATAAGCATGCTGTCTTATTATGTCTTCCATTCTGTTTCTGCCCTCGGAAGAGAGATTTCTATATGCGTATACCACCGCGCCGTAGAACGGCTCTTTCTTCCCACCGATGGTCTTCGCCGCCTGCCGTGTCTTTAGGCAGTAGTCAAGTTCCCATCTTGCGCGTTCATAATCTTTCTCCGAGACTTCCACCTTTCCATTCTTTAGTCTCGCGTTCAACCACCCACTATGCGTGTAGTTGTTTCCTGTAGCGCACATGATTACTGTGCCTGTCGGTAACTCTTTGTAAATATCCAATAGACTCTGCAGTCTCTGGTAGTTCTCGTTGCCTCGTATCGCGTAGGATTTTACGAAGTCTGTGAGACCCCAATTGCTCTGATGAATATTCATCTGAATACACTCGTTGATTCCTATGCCGTCCTGTATCATATAATGCACAGGTAGGCGCAGTCTCTCTAATGCCGACAGTCTGCCCTGTCCGTCAATGACTTCCATCTTCTCGTTGACGAGAATCGGCGACAGGACATATCCAACCTTGTTGATGGACTCAACGATTTTGCTTACTCTGCCGTCTGTAACGGCTCTGTTGCCCTCCATGCTCTTGAACATAGAGTAGTTGGTTGTCTCATAAATGTTGTAACCAGTCTCTTTCATTCTCTTTACCTCTCTAACTTTCTCATAGCATCTTTAACTGTTATAAACCTATATGGGGTTATCCACTCTCCATTCCAGTAGTATTCTTCAACGAGGCAATCCGCCACATCTACAACCTTGTCTCCCGAATGGACATCTTTGTCGTGTGTAATGAATAAGACTGTACCGCCGTATTTGTGCGCATCGACAATCTTGGATAAAAGTGCTTTCTGCCCCTGCTTAAACTCACCTTTGAGATTCTTTATCTCACCGAGAATCAAGAACCCTGCGGGAGTAACGTGGAACAAGTCTATGTCACTACACACGACTCCGATGTTGGAGTAATCCATATTAAGTTCTTTCTCTGCCCAATCCCTAATCATTCTTAAAACGGAACGTCATCGTCCGTAAGAGCCGTGAATCCTGTGTCGTTCTTCTCATCTATCATGTAGAACTCAAGAACCATCAATTCGATGACTTTCTTTTTTTCTCCGTTGGACTCGTATTCTCTCGCAGTCAAGAACCCATCTTTAATGTCGATTCTCGCCTTGTTGTCTACCTCGATACCCTTGCGGAACTTTGTAGGTAAGTATGAACTTACCCACGTTCCGTCCTGCTTTTTGCTTGATACGCCGACTGCGTATGAATACCACTTACCATTCATTCCGTCATGCTCGTTGCGGAATACTGTTGCCTGTCCACTAACCTGCATTGAACATACCTCCTAACCTTTCTCTCAATTCCTGTGGCATCTGCTCTGCCTTGAAATCGTCCCTCTCATAATCCTCTTTAACGAACTCTTTATACTTTTTAGGCTCTATGACCTTTGGTTTCTCGCGCTCTTCTTTCCTTGCCCACGATAGTATGGTCGCGTAGTGGTCTTTGTAGGTCTTACCCTTTGACCGCATATATACCGACAGAGCCTCTATCCTGTCTTTGTAGTCCTTTGGGAACTTCTCCTTGAGTTTGGTGAACTCTTCTTCTTTGAGTCTCACGTTCTTGAACTCGCCGTATATATTCTTATCTATACTATCCTTACCTATACTATTATGGGTTTCACAATGGTCTACCATTGGTATACCAGTTGGTATACCATCATTATTTTTCGTGTAAGCACCATTGTCTTCTACCGTCAACTCCGCCTTTTCCTCGATGTAAGTTGTCTCCTTATATCTGTCGGAGCGGAGATAATTGTTTATCCGCCAATGCTTGATTACTATTACTCCACTATCGAACAGGAGAACGAACTTCTTTGCTATTAGAATCTGCATGTCGTCCTGTGTAGCACCGACCTGCCTCATAATAGACTTCGGGGAATTGACAAACCCATCGTCGTCCGCGAACATGCCGAGCGTAAAGTACAGACACCTTGCACTCATTGGCATGTCGAGAAACGCGTCGCTCGTTACTATTGTCTTTGCAAACATTCTCCGTTCTGCCATTACCATTTCTCCTTTAACTGTTCCATTTCACTTTTAGTTATTGTGTTTATTCCAACATCATTTGCCATCTGTACGACGTAATTTGTGAGTCTATATAATTGCTCTGCATCGTACACGCTTGCGCCTCTGTAAAGCCTTATGGTTGTTTCTTCGTCTCCACGGAATACTGTCTCCGCAAACCAACCAATTCCATTTCTCTGCCAGTCTTCTATTAGTTCCTTTGTGCTTTCATTTGGAACTTTGACATCATTCCACAACCCAACGTCCCTAACTGCAAGTCTGTATATGTCTTCCTTTGTGAGCGACATGAAACCATGCCTTTTCTTTGCGATTGCATCGCACAATGCCCACATATAGTTGTGCATATCTCTTGACTTCTGCTTTGGTTTCTTGAGGGTTATTACATATCCATTAAGGTCTTTGCCGAGAACGTCTTTGAACTCATCAAGAGCCTCGCGGTCAACTTGAAACCCTACCAATGGAGGCGCAGGTGGTTTAAACTTAACCCAACACTTTTTAACTCCTACCTCAATCATCTAAATAATTTCTCCCTATCAACTCCATGAATCGTTCCCTTGAATGTGTCTCCTCAAACTTCTTTTGACACTCCTGTTTCAAGTAGAGGTCTACCTCTTTGTCGTTATGTGGTGTTGCGTTTGGCGAATTTTCTATGTGCATATCATGCCGTAGCCAACACCAAAATCCATTCTCGTCGCTGACTCGTCTGTTTGCCGTCCCGAAGTATATGTGGTGACAATCAAGTCCGTCTCCCTCATATCCTGTGAGATAGCACTTCTTCTCGTCCTGCATTATTGATGGTTTCCTCATACTGTCTAACTCCTCTACTAAAGGTTTGAGGCACTTTAGGAACTTCTTTACTTCGCCTTTCTTATACTTGACTTTGTGGACTTTGATTCGGCTTTTGTCTACCACAGGTTCGTCTGTTAGATAGTCATGCTCTGTGAGTCCATAAGACAGGATATATAATCCCTTGAAGTCGTCTCGGCACTCCTGCCAAACATACATTTCGGTCTGCACCTGCGCCTCGATGTACGGAGTAATTTCAAACGGCTTATCCGCTTTGTGAGTCTTGACCTCAAATATCATTCCGTCCTTGTCTCCGTCGTAGTTGACGCGCAGTCTCAAATCCTCTATAACCAACTGCCTGTCCATATTGATGTCTTTGTCAAATGCTTCAAGGATTGGGTGTTCAAACTTCGTCCCTGCCTCTGTATAGATGTTCCCTGTAAAGTCGGGGGCTTCTGTTCCGCATTTGACTCTCCACCACTTTTGCCAAGTCTGCGTGTTGTGGTTGGGGTTTATGACTTTGTATGAATCACTCGCCCCGAACCAATACGCTCTGTCTGTATTAGAAATCATATGATTTCCCACACCACTTCTCGCCAAGCGTCTTTCCACTCATCGTTCCAATCTCCGACATCGCAGAAATATTCTCTCGCCGTATCTTCGAGCCATTGTCTGTACCCCTCTTTGATGGAGTCTCTTATGTCCTTACGGCTCATGGCGTTGTCTATGATTTCGTATGCAGTTTCGGGGTTATCGAAATCTCTGTAGTTTCCATATTCACAATCTCTGCACATTACTTGCCCTCCAACCATTCAATCAGTTTCTTGAGTCTCGCATCGTCAAAGTCTCCGAGACTGTTCGCGTTGCCGAGTTCAAGAACCTCGTCATAACTAACACCTTTAACTTCCATTAACGCATCGACCTTATCCAAGAGTTCCTTTCTTGTGAACTCTACGTTAGCCGTTGCATCTTCTGGCAGGTCTTCCCCTGCGTAGATATAAAGTCCGAGTCCGTGCCTTGCACACGCCTTTGTAAGACTGCGCTGAATCGCTTTATTTACGTCGAAACTTGTGATATTATCTACAGGGATAGACTTGTTTCTGTAGTCCATCACAGGGAGCATTTCAATGTGTTCGATTCCCTCAATGGTTACGCCAGTCTTTACCCAAGCGGTCTTTCCGTCTGTGTGATAGCACCAACCGTCTGCGTTCTCGTAGACTGTGTAGTTGGCGGTCGGATATGCTTTCTTTACTTCCGACCATGCCCATGCCCACGACAGATAGGTGAGACCGTTCTTTTTTTCAACGTGGTCATTTACGTTGATTGAGTTCAGTTTCTCAAAATAGTTCATTCTATCGCCTCCAATCCTAAAAACTTACTGATTCTCTTCTTGGTGGGATTGCTCTGCGGAATATCTGCGTACGTTGCGCAAAGCAACTGTCTTATATATCCGCTTTTGCTCCCTACCGCTTTGGCAAGGTCTTCACACTCCATGTCTCTCATTATCATTTCGCACTTGACCTTTTTCTGCCATGCCGAGAGCATTACTCGCTCTCCTTGCGAACTACATAGATGTCGTTCATACTTCTTACGATTTTTACATCGAGTCCGTATCTCTTCGCCGTGCCGAATATCGTGGAGTAAACTGCGTTAGCCTCTTTCTTTGACTCGCACTCGAACTTGATGTTCTTGTCTCCGTTCTCGTAGAAGTCCATCAACGCAAGCGATGATTCTCCGAGTCTGTTTCTTCCGATGTTAGTTGGCATTTCTACGTTCTTCAAAATCTTCATTCTCATTCCTCCTTAAACTCTAATGTCCATAAATAATTCACACTTCTCTTTGTTGAACTTTGTCCTTATGCCCTTTCTGTGGCACAGTCCCCACGCTCCCCGCGAGTCTCCGCCCGCGTCGTAGAACTGGCAATCGCAACATCTGCTTACAATCTTCTTCTCTTCGTGTTCTACTATTGCGATTAGTTTGTCCAATTCGTATCTAACCGTTGCAGGGGTTCTGTCTAATTTTTCAAGGTAATCGTTCAACTGGTTTTGTAAGTCTGCGTAATCAGTACCTACAACGATTTTCACTCTCAATAAAAAACACCACCCTTTCTTTTGGTGGTGTTTGCGGTTATTCCAAAATTATGATTATCGGAATAATTACCCGTAAACCCACCTATTTTTCTTTGCCGAGAACTTGGTATAAAAGCGTCTCTACGTAGTTGGATAAATTCCTGTTCTCCGCTTTTGCCTGCTCGACGATTCTTCGGTAAAGTTCTTTGTCAATCGTTACGGCAAGCCGTTCTTTTGTCATATCCTCACCTCCTTTGCGAACTCATTATAACACACAATTGCATACAATGCAACCCCTAAATTTAATTTTTTTCAAAAAAATAAGAACCCCCGACCGAAGCCGAGGGTTCTTACATATTATTTATACATTTGTTCGCGCAGTTTCCTAACCTTTTTTCTATATGCATCATTGAGTGTCGATGCCTTTGAACCGTTAGAGCCTGCGAATACGTCGGTTACTTTGCCGTTGATTGCGCCAGACGATGTTGACGGCATAGTTCCTTTTGAGCCTTTGCCTCCGCCACCGCCTCCGCGACGACCTCTTCCTCTTCCGCGACCGCCTTTTCCTTTCTTCTCTTCGTCTTCAAGAAGTCCAGAATCATTCTTGTGGGAATAATCGCCGATTTCTCCGAACGGATTACCCTCTGTGTCGCCTGTTATAAGCACGTAGACCGCCGCCTGTTCTTCTGGCGTTTTATCTCCGTATTCTTTCTTGACGGCATTTGCAACTTGTTCGTTGTCATACTTGTAGTTCTTATCAGCGTATATTTCGTATTTCTTGCAGAACTTGTTTACACGCTTATTAGTCCACTTGAAGTCTTCGCCAGAGTGTCCCTCTGTTAGACAACGAGCCGCGTTCATTTGCGAGTCTTTTATGTACGGAGAAGCAACGAGATATGCACCGTCACGATAGCCATTCTCTGCGTTAATCATCGCCTTATTATAATCTTCAAGTTTAGAAGCATAAGGCTTGTCGGGGTCTCCCAACTTTTCAGCACCGCGATTCATGGCTCTCATTGTGACCTTGAAGTTCTTTTCAGTATATCCCGCGTCGATATACCTCTTCATGTCTTTCAAGCCTTTTTCGACCGCATACTCTTTAGACTTCCACGCGTACATGTTGGCAATAAGACCGCCTGTATAGCCGTTCTTCGCGCACACATATTCAACTGTAGAGTAATTGACGAACTTGTCGCTATCTCCTGTGAATCTCGCGATTCTCTTTACGCCCTTATAGGTCTTGAGGAACTTCCGTTGCAGTTCTAACTTTTCTGCGTCTGTCGCGTCCCTGTATTCCTTTGACTGTTTAAGGTGTTTATACGCGTCCGCATGGTCGCCCTCTGCATACGATGAAAGACATATATCTGTTGCGTTTTCGATTCCGTGACGCTTATAGATATTGATTATCCTCTGCATCGGGTCATACTTGACTTCCTCGCCATTTAATGCGCGTTGCAGAAGTTGGTTCTTGCACTTGCGAAGTTCGCGTTTGATTTCGACTTTTTCTTCCTTTGGAATATTCTTGTCGTTATCTACTCCTGCTATCGCAGAATCGTAGGTGAATGTATCGTAGCCATATTTAGCCATGTACTCACGGTATTCTATCGTGTCTTTGTCGCCATTATGCCCCTCATTGAGTTCGTCAGCCTTATCCCAGAATTTCGTAGCATATTTATTTGAGAACACCGCGTCTTTCATAAATTGCTGAACAAACGGATTGTTCTTGACGAAGTTCTTTGGCGATGAATATACGTCGTTTAGATTCTTTTGTGAGGTCTGCGAGATTCCGAAGTCATAAATGAGACCTGTATACGAATCTAAAATGTTGTCCACTTTCTTTGGGGAAATGTTGGCAAGTTTGCCCATCTTTTTCGCGAACCAAGATGTCGTCTCGTCGTAATTCTTCCAAGCCTCGTCATTTTCTACGTTCTTGAGTTCCTGTTTGGAAAGAATGTCGCCGCCGTACCATGTCTTATTCATCATGGTATTAAGAATTGGAGACGCGATATTGTCTTCCCACACATTCACGATACCGACATTAGCCTCTGCAGAAAGAAACATCTGCTTGAATTCGTCAAGAGTTCCGTACTGCGCCTTGTCCATGAAGTATCTCAAACCATATTCAAACGGCTCTGCCAATACCGCGTTTTCTCTTGGCTTTGGAATCTTGATGAACTTGTCTGGTTCACCACCAAACAGGGACATCGGGATAAAGAACGCATTGTCTTTGTCTCTTGAATTGATGCTCTGGTAAGCCTCATTATCCTTACACAGAATCTCGTTGAGCATCGCAGGGGCAATCGTGAGAACACTTAACTTTGCGCCGAAACATGCGAGTTTGCCGAATCCTTGAGCCTTTGACTCCGTGAACATACGCATCATCTTTGAAAGACCCTGTACCGATGGATTGAGGTAAGGGACAAAGCCTGCGTTGAACGCCTTTGTCACAACGCCACTTCTTGAGAAGTTTACAGTTACGTCAGCAGAGTTTCTAATCGCAGTTGCGATGATGTCTGGCTTTTCCTTTTTAATAAGGTCAACGATTCTCTGCGCGTACTCATTTTCAATCCACGCAGTCCGCTCTGCCTCTGGGATAGCCGAAGCCTCTGCCTCGATTTCACGCTTGAGTTCCTTGATACCTTTACTTCCGAGGATATTGTCAGCCTCTTTTTGGATAGTGCCGATGAACTCGCACATACGAGGCATCATTTCGATTGCGCCGTTGATGTCCTCGATTTTTTCAAGTCCTTTGGCGACCGTGCCACCCTTTTTATTGAGCGCACCGATTTCATCGAGCCTGTTTATTTGTTGCAGAGTTGAGTATCTTCCGCCGTTTGCGTCGTAGAGAACTCTAAAGGCATTGTTCTCGTTTGCGACCGCCGCCCTCGCGCGAGGGATTGATGCCGTGAAGTAACGAGAATCTTTAGAGTTTACGAGAGCCTGTTGAGCGTCTCTCATTCCGTTACGAACACCGAACACCAAGTTCCAGTCTGTAATGAGTCCTTTATACTCACGCATGTGCAGGAGTTTTCCAAGTTTCGCGGACACTTCAATAAGCGTCGCGTAGTCCTGTCCGTTGAACTCTCGGATTCCCTTTGCCGCATGCTTGTTGACAGGAATCGTGACTGCTTCTCCGTTGTCATAGAAACGTATTTTATAATTGCCTCTATGGTCGGAATCAAACGCTTCTACAGAACTCTCAAGCACATCATCTGCCGTAGTGTCCTTTGGAAGTCTTGTCGGTTCTATGTTGTGCGCCTTTGCGTACATGGCTAACAGTTTGTTCTGCTCACCAGAACGGATAGTTGCCATCGTCATCTTGACTAACTGTGTATAGAGGTCTTCCAACGGAGCGTCCCCGCCGACGGCTCTCTTGATTCCGTTTTCTACTTCCGCGACATTCTTCGGGAGTTCGTATTCCTTTGGAGGCTTATTCACGACCGCCCTGTTGGTAGGAATATAATAAGGATAGATGTCGTTTAATTTGTCAAGGAGTTCCTTGCTCATTAAGCCCGTATCGAGCCTGTACTCGTTGAGATAGTCTATGAAATCGCGGATTTCCCGTTCAAATGCCTTGACGGTTTTCTTTCCGTATTCTTTTTCTATCTCTTTCATGTACTGCTCGGTACTTGCGTTTGTCCACTTCGGCTTTCCGTCTTCGTCGATGACACCAAAGACTTTCTTCCCTTGCTCTTCTCTTGCAAAAGAGTGTTTGCAGAATAAATAGTTTGAGAGGTCTTGTCTCATTTCTGCATTTTCTTCTAACAAGAGGTCGACGATTTTGCCGTTCTTGTCCTCTACCTTGAAGACATCATTGAGGGACTTGCCTATTTTAGTCCCGTCAGCACTTGCTCTCGCAGACTCGACCGCCGCCGCCGCCTTATTCTTGTAAACGGTGACGTTGTTTGCTTGGTCTAATAGAGCCTGTCCGAGTTCCTTGTGACCGTCCTTGATAAGTTGTTTGCCTGTGGACTCATACTCGATAAGAGACGATTCAGTCTTACGGCGGAACGCTCTGCCGAGGTCTTTCGTTGCTCCCCACTTACTGCCATCGTTTTCGTCAAGCAGTTTCCGTACGGAGAACTTGTTGAGCATCTTACCCTCGCCTTTTGCCTTTAGGGTATTTCCGCCAACGACTTTGTTGAATGTTTCTTTCGCAGTCTTGCCCTCTGGAACAACAGACTTTGAGTTCTCAATGACGTTAGAGAGTCTTGTATTCAGTTTTTTTCTCTCTGCTTCAAGACTGTCAATTTTGTGGACTCGTGCCGTTGTCTTTTTCTTGGCATCGAGTTCCGCAACCTGCTCGTCGATTTCCCTTATCTTCTTGGTGAGTTCTTCGGCTTCTTCATAGCCAAATCTCTTTTCCTTGATAAGTTCATCGGCTTTCTCAAGGTTGCCACGCAGGTCGAGGTCTCTCTTCTCTGCCTCTTTTGAGAGAGCGTCACGACGTTCTTCGAGGAGTCTCTTTGTTCTTATAGACTCCTGCTCTTTCTTGAGTTCCTTGTTGATTGAATTGTACTCTTTAGACAACTCGCCATCGGAGAGTTCCTTGACAGGAACGTCGCTAACCACCTGCTTTGGTTTCCAGTTAATCCAGTTTTCGTTTGTGGTAATCCACCGCTCCTTGTTGGTTATCTGCTTTTGGATTTTCTTAATCTCGTCAGCGTCTTTCGTCTTCTTGAGTTCTTTCTCAAGTTCCTTGATAGCCTTTCGGTTCTCCTCTATACGTTTTTTGTATATAGGGGTGTTGGACTGGTGCATAAACGCAGTCTCTTTTTCGAGACGCTCTTCGAGTTTAACAAGTTGGTCTTCGACCTCTGCCCTCTTGTCCTTTGAAAGTTTGCCAGAGAGTTTTTGTTCGAGAGCCTTTTTTTCTTTCTTTGTGGCGTTTACAGTCTCGCGAGAAGTCTTGGCGTTTTGAGTCTCTTTGGCGAACTTGGAGGCTTTCTTGCCGCCGTATTTTTTCTCGTAGTCTTCTACTTTGAGTTCGTGTTCGTTTACAAACGCGTCTGAATCTGGTTTTTGACCACGATTCATTTTTGTGCGTTCTCTTGCCTCAACTTCGTCATAGCCTCGCATGTTGCTTAAAGGCTCATTCATTTCGTATTCGGCGTTACGCGATTCAAACTCTCCCTTTGTGTTCGAGTATTGGAACTTGCCTTGTTTTGCAACTTCTCTTCTCACGTTATCTGGAGCGTTTGATATTTGTGTTGTCATAGCGTCGAGGTCATTTTTTAGGTCAACCCATTCGTTAAACTTCGCGCGGAGTTCTCTTGCGTCAATTCCTTTGAAAAAGTCAAATCGTACATTTTCTGGTTTCGATGCAGATGCCGTCGAGCCAGTTTTGCTATTCTTAATAACCCAGTTGCTACCGTCCTTTTCAAACGTGAATCCAGATGGGAGACTGTTTTCTACATCGTCCATTTCGGAGAGTATTTTTTTCGTAATTCGTTGCCACTCTTCTGGGCTTGTTCCACGAGCGAATCCTTCCGTGTCCTGTATAGCGTGTTGGACTTCATGCACCAATGTTTCTTTTAGTTTTTCTTTCGTTAAACCGTTCCGCCTTACATATATGGTGAATGTTCCACCGCCAGTATCGACCAACATTCCCTCGCCGCCAATATACGATTTTGTTGTGAATTTGACTGTAATGTCGTCCTTGAACTTTGGGTATCTCTTGAACAATTCATTATGTTCAATAAGTTCACCGAGCGGAATCTCCTTTACGCCATTCTGCGCGATGTCGAGAGCCTCTTCTGCCTTTTGAATATTACCGAGAAGCCTGCCGAGTTCCGCATCGTCTGCATTTCTTGCAACTGCCTTGTCAAATGCGTCCTCTGCCGCCTCCCACGCGTCAGATGCTTTTTGAATATCCGACACGGATTTTGCAGGTTTGAGACTTTTCATTTTGATGTTGAGTTTCATGTCCTTGTCGGAAAAGCGCATCTTCGCCTTTCCATCGGAATCCACAACCCAACCACCTGTATTGTAATAAATTTCGTCTACAGGTACGCCGTCTTTGAACATCTGCTCGGCTTGTTCGCCAAGAGCCTTTTGTTCGCCAGTCGCGCCTTTTACGCCGAACTTGGAATAGCGCATGTCTCTTTTGCTTCGTGGATTGTTATAAGAGAGCCAATTTTCATACTCTTTCTCGCTAATGCCGTGCGTTTTTTCCCAATCAAAGTCAGAGTCTTTCCACCCGTCTCTTGGGTCATACAGAACTACGCCAGTATCAACGTCCATAAGCGCGCCGTCCGACTGTACTTCTACGTGGTTTTCAAGGGCTTTTTTCTCAAACGAGCGTGACTTTTCAGCCTCTACCTTGTCTCCAAGTCCTCTACGGGACGGCGGGATTATATTTCCGTTATCATCATACGTCACGGGGTCGGCTGACTTCATCTGCTCGTTGCTAAAAACAATATATACATCGTCTTCAATGTATCTGCCGTTTCCAGTATCAACAATGTCCTTAAATATTACGCCATCATAGCCATTGTTGCGAGCGTACTGTGACACATATCTCGTATTGTACGTTTTGTCATCATTGTCAACGGCTCTGCCCTTTTCAATAAATACATCGTATGCGTCGTCATACTCATCGTTTGTCTTGAAGACTTTTGACATTCCTCTACCGACAAACTCGTCTTCATCAACAATTTGTCCAATTTCCATGAGGTAATCTTCTAAATCGTTTTTGAATTCATAATATTCTTCGTACTTCCCGTCGTCCAACAGCGCATTGAGGGAAACATTGTCCGCGTCTGTGATATTGTCCTCTATAACGTCTTCAACATACTCCTTATACTCTTCTTCAAACGCATGGAAGTTTTCTATCGCGATTTTGTCCTCGACAGAATATTTGAAAGCAGACCCATCTATGTCGTTCCACCAACTACCGCCGCAGTCCACGATAAGAGGGTTATTCATTTTCAGTCTGACTTGGTAAATGCCATTCTCGCCATAACGCGCAGTTCCAAAATATTCGGTTAATCTTTTTACAACTTCGTTGTCTATATCTCTCGCGAGTTCAAGAAGTTCGTCCCTTTCGTCAATGTCAAGAAGTTCAAACTCGTTATCTCTCTTTGTATACGCATCGAGAGATTTATCATATCTGTACTCGTCCCTTATGTGATTCTTGATTTTGTTATATAAGGAGTAGTCTTTTACGAAGTCACCCCTTTCGTCTCCTGTTGCGTAGTCAAACAGTTCAATCGGCGTACTATCATTATGTTTGCCTGTTACTGGGTTGTCCCATTCCATATAATCATCAATGGAAAAGTCACGAGGTCTGCCAAATTCACCATTAATCGTTGCTTCAACGCCCGTTAAATCGTCGAGATATTTATCTATCTCTAAATCTATTCCGAGATACTCTTTTGATACACCGTTTAGATGGTCTATATCCCATTTGGTTTTGTGTTGAATTTTATTTTTTAACGGTTCTTTTGGATTCCCAATCTTCTTGACGTTTGGTCTTGAACTACGATACGACCCAGTATATGTATGTGCCACGGCAGGCGACCGTGCGGCAAATATTGACGCTCCATCGTCGAGTTTACCCATGTCAACAGTTGTGAACCCAAATCTCGTAGTCCCGTGGAACGCAGGGATTCCAAACCCTTGAGAGAGCAAGTGTTGGTCAACTATCCTCTGCGCAAGGTCAAGGTCTCCGCACTTTACTGCGTCAAGATAGCATTGGTCTATAACCCGTGCCGATATTTGCCTGTCTGCCACATCTACTCGCTCGCCAGAACTATCTACAATTCTTGACCACTTCTTTCTCGCGTTTTCTCTTGCGATAACCTCTGGGTGCGCATCGCGTATTTGTTCCAATGCGGTTTGCTCTAATTTGGCAAATTGTTCCCTTAATTCGGCGTTGTCGTTATTTGCAAACAACTTTTTAATGTAGTTGATTATTTTTTGGAGAGTTGTAGGGTCTTCGCCTGCCAACTTTTTAATAAACGTGTCGTCTTCACCAAACACATACCGACCGAGCATTTCAGAAACCAACTCTTCGTCAAGAGCGTCAGCGTCTCCTTTGGCAACGAGTTCTGGATATGCTTGTTTTACTTCTGCAACGAGAGAGTCGTATTCATCGAGTTCTTTAACATAATCAGCGAGCATGTTGGCAAGTTTGTCATATCCCTCTCGGTTCGCCGCTTTCAACATGTGCATTGTCTCGTGACCGATGATAGTCTGATAAGCCTGCGGAGAATCCCTGTTGACTACGATTTCTCCTGTAGCCTCATCGTAATAGCCACCGATTCTTCCGTCTCCTGTAAGAGCCTCCATTTCCTTTGAATCAACCCAACGGTAGTTGCCTTTGGTGATGTCTTTCATCTTGTCGATGTTGGTTTCAAGAGCCGCGTTCTTTTCTGCCGTGGCTTTCTTTGCTCTTTCCAGAACGTCATTCGCCTGCTTGAGTCTTGCCTTGTCTCCAGTTCGCTCAAAGAAACGGACTGCCATTTCAGCGTCTTCTTGCATCGCGCTCGTGATTCTCTTGTTGGAAATGTTGATAGTCTTCTGCGCTTTAGCCTCTGTCTGCTTATAAGCCTGTTCGACTTTCTTTTGAAGACCCGCGAGGTTGCCGAGTTCGTGCGGTTGTATTTGTCCACTCGCCGCTTTCGCCCTTAACTTTATATATTCTTTAGCGTCTTCACGGCTCAATCCCTCTACCGTGGTTTCCGCTTTGTTTACTTCGATTTTCCCTTTGGAATTGACAACGGCAGAATCTCCACCAAGAGCCTTGTCTTGCAGTTCCGACAGTCTCTGCGCCTCGAAGTTGCCGAGCGTGGCGTTCTTGTCATTGGATTTCTTGATAAGGTTGTCGAGTTCAAATCCCTCTTCTCTTGTGAGGTTGGTGAACTTGTTGACGCTACCTGCTATGTCCTCTGCGAGAGCCTGTTTAGCCTCTTTCGCACCTGCTCTTCCCGCGATTCCACTCATAGGAATACCGAGTGCGAGGTTAGCAATAGCATTGTCTTTCATGTACTTTTCAAGGTCTTTGCCCTGTAAACCCTGTTCAATGCCTTTGCCGAGGTCGATAGCCGTACCGATAGTCGCATCTTGGAGAGCATTAGCAACAAGTTCCTTTGAGAAACTCTTTGCGCCAGACTTAATGGCAATCTGCGTGTTGAGTTTCTTCGCCGCCTGCGGAGTCAGTTTGCCGTCTGCCACGAGCCTGCCGATAGCCGCTTCGGTTTTTGGTGCAACTTTTGCGCCTGTTTTGCCTGCTTTCGCGGCTTTCGCCATGAGTTTTTCCGCAACCTTGATAGAGCCTTTAGCGGTAGCCATGTAAGGAACGCCGTAGTCAATGAACTCCGACCCCATTTCAATACCGCCCTTGACTATATCCTGCGCAGACAGTTGACCAACTCCGTTAGTGGATTGGTTTATGTACTTACTGCGTTCAAATCTAATGCGAGCCGCCTCTTGGTCGTATGCCTCTTGCTTTATCTGCCCCCAAGTTTTGCCGTCTTCGGTTACAACTGTATCGTCGGTTACCTTGAACCCACTTTTATCCCAATTCGATTCTGTCTCTGTAATCCAATTGTCGACGTTTTCTTTGCCTTTTTTCTGGGTTACTCCGCCCTCTTTTAATGCCTTTTTAGCCTCTGCTTCTGCTTTGCCTTTTGCATACTTTGTATAGAACGGAATATCAACTTTCTTGTCGGAGAAAGACTCTGCGGCATATTCGAGGTCTTTCTTCTTGCCCTCTTCAAGTGCCTTATCAACTTTCTCATTATACTTGTCGAGAGTCTTTATTAACTTACCACCATAGGCATATCCGTTTTTGTCGTTCTTTGCTTTTGTGTCGGCAACCGTTTGTATCTTCTGGTCGTTTGCCTTTATTGCTTTGTCGCGTTCTACCTGTCCTTTAGCGGTAAGCCTGTCGTTTCTTTTTGTCTGTGGAGTAGTGACAACAGTCGTGCTTGCACCGTGGGTTTTCGACCTGTTGGTTTTGTCTACTACGTTAGTTACATGACCGCCTCTGTGCTGGTTGCGAGCCTGCCCTGCCGTGTTCTGTGCGTTCTTCAATGCGCCAGATACAGTCTTTGTTGGTGCAGTTAAAATTGGTTGAACCTTATCCTTGATGATATAGTTCTGCGCACCGCCACGAGTCTTGTTGACAGGGTTTTCCCTCGCCCTTACCGCTCCCTCTCGTCTTTCATCTGCACGAGAATTGCCAGTCTTGTTCAGTTTGCTTGCCCCAGTCTTTTCAGCCTTTGCTTTTTTCGCCTGTTGCTTTCCTTTTTTGCCGAACCTGTCTTCTTCTGGCTTCTTCTTTTTTGGCGTTGTTGTCTTTTGTCTAATTTTATGTTCAGCCATTAGTAACTCCCTTACTTATTGGCGATAACTCCGAGTCTGTTTTGGATTCCTCTAATCTGTTGCTGAATCCTAATTCTCTCCGCGTCTGTCTTGGCGTTCTTCAAGTTCTTTTCCGCCGTCTTTAATGCCTTTTGGACGTTCTTCTTGGAGTAGCCAGAGTAGTAATCAAGATAATAATTATTCCAATATTCCTGTGCGGAGTTGTACTGATTCAATGAATCCTCTCTCGCCGCCTGCCACTTTGCCTGCGCCATGTTCTGCTTGTATTCTTCTGCCCTTGACTGCATATCTGCCGTATAGTCGAAGATGTTTCTGTCAGTTGACTGATTGATTTGGTTCACAGAATTGGCGTAGTCGGTGTTCGCCGCGGCTCTCGCCTGCCCGTACTGATTGGCTAAATTAAGGTTGGCGGTTTCTGTCATGCCACCACGAATACCTGCTTGAGCGAGGTTATTCTGGAGTTTCTGCTGATTCTGCGCCCTTTGAATGTACGCCTGCTTTAATGCGGACTGTTGCGTTTTCTGGGCTTCTCCGAGTTGTGTCTGTCTCTCTTTGTTTGCTTGTGCCGTGTAATTGTTGATTGCGTTCTGGTAAAAAGAAGTGTCTATTCCTTGCCGATATTTCTTTTCATCATACGCAGGGGCGGTGTATGTAACTGCCATTTGTGTCTCCTTTTAATCCACGAAAAAGCCACCCCTTTCGAGGTGGCTAAATCTTATAGACCAAGAGTGTACTTCTCCGCGCATTTCAGTTCTTCGTCAACCGCACGAATGTACCGAGAGATAAATTGTGCGGCGGCGATTTCGTTGATTGCTACGAGTTCTTTCCACATATCTTGATACAAATCTTTTGTTTCGCGTTCCCATTCAGCCCATTTTTTTATGCCGATTTCCTTGCCGTTCTTTCTCGTCCCGTCGTCTACGTCGCCTCTTGTGTAACGATACCAAGAGTCTGGTATAACGTCTGGACGGTTCATCGGTTCAACTGGAATCAACGCATTGTAGTGGTTCATGTAGTAGTCGCATAATTGACGGTAGCCATCGGTTTCCTCGGCGTAATGCCATTCATGCTCGTTTTTCCATTCATCGCAATTAAGGAATCCGTAGTAGCGTACCATTCCGTCATGGAATACCATGCCCTCTAACATGTGTGCCTTGAGTCTCGCGAAAATTTCACTAACTTCCATTGTCTCTCCTTATGCGCCTGTTGTCGGCGTAGTTGTGGTACAAGTACAGAAAGGTGCTTTGCCTGCGTCATACACCCATGAGTTAGGGTATCTTACCACCCCTGCCACGGCGTTTTGCAGTTCAAGAGCGTTTACCTGTGCCTGTAATGCTTCGATTTTGTTCTGTGCCAGAGCGTCCAGAATCTTCTGGCTCTGTGCTACAGTCGTTTCATTGATTTTGGCAGTATTGAGTGCCGCCTCATATCTGTTGTTGGCGATTTCCATTTTGGTCGAGCAACAACATTCATTCTGGTTTGACAGAACCTGTTGCAGTTGCATATTCACGCCACTAATATCTCTTGCCAGTTCCGAATACTTATCGTTGAGGGCAAACAGAGAATCGTGGAATGTCTGGTTGGTCGTCGCTACAGACTGTGCAGTACCGCCTGTGATAGCGTTCATAATGTCACGGTTCTGGTCTTGCAGGTCGTTGAAGTTAAATCCGTTCTGCATCGCGTCCTGTGTCACGGCGTTACCGCCATAGCCAAGACCGCCGAAGCCACCGCCTGCCAGAATCAGAAGTGCGAAAATCCACATGAACGCCTCACCGCCAAAGCCTGTGTCGCGGTTCATCAATGCGACATCGCTCGCAGAAAGTCCGTTTTCCATATTCAGTTCTCCTTTCTAAAGATTTTTATGTAATTGCAATTACTTTCTAATCATCGAAAGGATAGCCTCTGGGTCAACGCCTTTTGCGCTCGCCATTTGATAAAACGCGGTTCTTGGGTCGCCGCATTTGTCCATGTAGTCCATGACCTCGCGGACGTTTTGGTTAGTCCTTGCATACTCCCGTAGGAGAGCCTGCGGATTCCTCGCCCCGCGCATCATGTCTACCATAGCCTTTGCATTATTGTAATTCATACGCTCACTTCCTTTCCATGCTTATGATAGCAAGAGACTTTCTATCGTAAGCACCGCCGAAAGTGAACGGAAGTACCTTAAAAGAGTTGGCTCAATTTCTTTAGAGCCTTTTTATGCCGTTTCTTAATTGTCGATTCGGAATAGCCAAGCGTGTCCCCGATGTATCTAAAGTCTTTTCCATCTATGTAATGAAGAACGAGAATCTGCTTATCTGTATGCGAGAGAGTTGCCGAGTTAATTAAGGAGGTAAAAGAGGACACGCTCGCTATTTCCTTTAACTTCTTCCTCGTTTCGATGTGTTCACTCATAGTGGTCGCCCACAAGTCGGACAGACCTTTCTCTCTTTGGACTTCTTGACCTTTGCGGTGTATGCGTCCTTGACTGTCTTGCCCGACTTTTTCTTTTCTTTCTTCTTCCGAGTCGTAGTCGTGGTAGTAGTCGTTGTTGTTTGTTTTGCTGACATTAGTTACTCCTGTTCTGTGACTCGTCGTTGTATTGGTCGCCGTTGACAATATCGTTGTTCTCGCCGTCTACTTCTTGCGTTGTAGTGGTCGTGGTTGTTGTCGTGACGGTTTCCATTTGACTTTCGTACCAAAGAAATGCTCCAATAGTGCATACGTTCATTACAACAATGACAACGAGTGAGATAAAGAGATACCTCGCCTCTTTCTGCTTCTGTTTTAGCATATCCTTGAGTAGTTCAATCAAGGCTTTTTCATCTTCCATTATTTATTTCTTCCCGTAATTCGTCGATGCGTTTCCATTGGGTCTGCTCGTCATGCTCCAGTAACGCGACTCTCTCAATCAGTTGGTTGTGCTTTTCCATCTTCTTTTCGAGTTGCTCAATACGGTAAATCGTCTTTGAGTTGTTGGTCGCCGCGATTACGAGATTGCTGATGATTGCCAGACCGCCCGTGATGAACGCGATAATAATTGCTTCTGTCATTGTCTTATCCCTTGTATGTCTTTGCCTTTGCTTGTGTCTTTGCACCGTAGATGCCGTCTGCCGTGAGTCCGTTTGCTTTCTGGAACTTCTTGAGTGCTTCTACTGTCTTGTTTCCGCATACGCCGTCTACCTTGAGTCCGTAGTTGCCGTACCAATTAAGGAACTTTTGCAAACTTCTTACCTTATCTCCCTTTGAACCTTTCTTGATTGTCGGTGCAGGGATAGTGCCAGAATACTTCTTCGCAGGAGTCGGCGTTGGTTTAGGTGCAGGAGTGTTTGGTTTCTTCGTCACAATCCAGATTTGTGGCAGAAGTCCTTTCATGTAGGTTTCATAGCAATACCAACCGTCATGTTTCCTGCCCCCAGAATCCTTTGTGTAGAAATAGTGCTTTCCGTTGACAACCTTGTAGTCCAAAAAGGCTACATAGTGACCCCCACTCGTCCATCTGCATCCGTTTCTGACCCCTGCTCTAAACAAAAGAACGCCCTGCTTTGGGGCATCTTTCTTGTTGAGTACATTCCATGCAGGAGTCATAGACTTTGAAATGCTTGGGTGCGATACCGTGAATCCGTAGTGCTGAAGTGTCTTCGTGATTCCGTTCCATGTAGTGCCGTGACCCTTTGTGGCGAATCCCTGCCCTACCATGTAAGGTCGCAGGTCTTTCGGTGTCCAGTTCTTGTACTTGTCTATCTCAATGATGTTGTGCAGGCAAGAACAACAACCGCAACCGTTAGAGCCGAACTTGTAAGCCTTTGTTGGATAAGGCAGAGAACCCCATCTGGAGTCTGCTTGTCTGTAGATTTTTGGGTTACTGAATGTCATCGTCCTCTACCTCCTCGTAATCATAAAAGCACTCGCCATTGACTTTTTTTTTGATTTCGTCTTTCCTTGCTCTCATTTCGCCCGTTGCTTCGCAGGCTTCTGGAGTGTAGTCATTGTTGTACCAAGTACAACACGCAACGATGACGAAGTTCAAAGCAACGGAGAAAATCTTGTAAATCAAGTCAAGCGTTCCGTTGTTGAAACCCGTAATGTCTGTGGCAAGAAGTGCCGTGTTTAGCGATGTTGCAATCGCCAAGATTGTTCTTACTTTTGTTCCAAAATTCATTTGTTATCTCCTTTTTATACACCGAGTACATATCGTAGTACCCAATAATTATTAGCATAGGTTACGCCAGATGCCGTTCCCGTATCATCGTTGTAATCGTTGCCTGCAATATTGTCATTGTTTACATAAACATATTTCGCCCCAACCTTTGCAAAGTTAGCATTTGACATGACATGACAAATGCCTGCACCGCTCGCAACGGCAACATGGTTTTTGTGAACAAATTGATAGTTCCAATCGTAGTTCTGTGCTTGACCACTTGAATACGCACTCCAGACCAATACAATGCCGTTTTTCTGGTCGGAAACATTTTCGGACAATGGGGCGGTCTGCCCACTAAACATATACAACACACCAGACCATAGCACCTTTGTAGTTGTTCCAAACGGTAGTGCCTTGTCAAGTATTCCTCTTAAATCGTTTTCGGTTATAAGTTTGCTCATGTTACACTCCTATTGCTATCCATTGAATAACGGGCGCACGAGTAGTCGCATCGCCATTAAACACTCTAATAGTAAACCCCGTAGTGGTTCTGGTATGTACGGCAACACAACATTTGCCAAATTCCCCTGCGGTTGATGATGTTACGAAAGATGCGACTACCGCAGGATACGAAGAATACGAACTGTCAAAAGTAACATTTTCATCGTAGTAACTATTAGCCGACACGGTTATTACGGCAGTTTCTCCGACTTGAATCTTTGGGTACATCGCCCCACTTATATTAAGAGAATCGCAAAAGTCTTGTATATCTTGCGCCGACATATCCGTGCCGTCTATTGCCACGATTTCGTCAAGTATGTTCGTGAGGTCATTTCTTGTTATTGTTTCACTACTCATTTATTTCTCCTATGCCGTTCTGTGCCAACGATTTACAACAACATACGGTTGCATATTTGATGTGCTACCCGTGTTGCCGTGGCTATGTGAGCCACCACCACCCGTGTTAGCCGTTGCTCTTGAATTTCCAATGTGGTCATACGAACTTGATGATGCGTAGGTGTATCTTGATGCACCACTTGAACTTGAACCAATAAAATATTTACCAGAAGAGCCACTTATAATTCTGTAGGCAACAAAATGTGCATCTGTGTTACTTGGTGATGCAGGAACATGGTTATGTGCAGGGATTTCCGAAGTGGTCAATGTATGACCGCCCGTGGTATGCACATGAGTTTCCGAACCACCCGTTGCACCGATAGAATATGCCCCACCAGATGACACATGGACTTTGCCAGATGCTTCTAATGACCAAGTTCCACCCCACGCAACATTTGGGTCAAATGATGCATCGGAAGTTTCATAGTAACTACCAACGGGATAAAAAATGTCAATCAAACTTGCAAGACCATTAAATGCAAGACCATTAACAAAACTCGTTACATCTGCCGAACTCATATCTTCCGAGTTCATGTGGGCGTCTGAATCCCATTCTGCTATCGTGTCTGCCGTTGGTATTGATGTTGAAGTCAATGTTCCTTGCCCCCTTACGCCGTCTGCGGAATGGAAATATACTCCGTTACGCACATCACTTGCCGTGACATCGTCCTGCGTTAAATCTATTAAGGTTTGTCCGTCATAAACGACTTTATTGTTTTCAGTCATGTCTTTACCTACAGAATCGTAACGGTATAACCGCCTGCACTATTGAGAACAGAAGTGTACGGTACGGACTGTACTGTTACCTGCGCCAAGTAGTCGTAGCCTGCACTCGCCGTGATGACCTGCTGACTTGAGGTAGGAGTAACCGTTACAGTCTGCGTAACGATTGAAGAACCCGTGTAAGTTCCCTCAATGCCCAAGATAACGACTCCACTTTTGATGTTCCCTGCGGCGATATTTGTAGAGTCTACTGCGACCTGCCCACTTCCATCGTGATAACCACTCGGTACGATGTACGGAGAAAGTGAAGTGATAGTGCCAGAGATACCGCCTTGATTCGTCATTGAACCCGTGACTTTTGAGCCGTTGACATACGCAGTCTTCGTGGCAAGTATCTCGCCCTGCGTCGCCGTAGCATCGCCCGTATATGCGTCATAGGAACATGAGCCAGTCTTGATTGAGCCGTCTTTGTAGTGGAACGTATATCCACTCAAAACCGCACTCTGTACTACAGTATCGCCAGTAAGGTCGATTAGTGTACTGCCGTCATAAACAATTTTATTATTTCCTGCCATGATATTCTCCTATAGTATGGTTACTGTGTAACCGCCTGCTGAATTTGATGCTTTCTTTATTGGAGTCGCATTGACTCTAAAGTTTTCGTTCATTTTTTTGTCGGCGGTAGGAAAAGACTGTTTACTTGAAGTCGGAGTTGCCACATAAGTACCCGTGTATTCTGGGTAAGGTTCGTAATGAACATGGCAAGTGTGGATTCTCCCCGTCATGTTTTCAGTTGTGCTTTTCTTGCCGACTATCGTTCCGTAATAAGCCATGATTAACTCTCTATTATTACTAACTGTCCGATATACCCGTAGTAGTTAGAACCTCTTGACCGAGCATATACGGAAACCTTTTGATTTGCCGTGAGCGACACATTGGATATATGGACATTACATACATGGTTCGTGAATGTTGAATATGTTGTTCCTTGCGATACATCGTTGATGTAAAGTTGCGAACCCCATGTGCCAGAAGTTGATGACCTAAAATAAGTCCAATACACATCGTATGTTCCAGTCGTTGCTACGGTAATATCTCCGCAACACTTTACATAGGTTGACGAGGTTGCTCTCGTTGTGCTTTGTGCTATTTGAACATTTTTATCGCCACCGCCACCGCCAGAGTAAGTTCCCGTTACGGATAGGATTCTGTCGGAGTCTGCGGAATCGCCAACTTGCACCACTACGCCAGACTTTATGTTGCCTGCCGTGAGGTTGGAAGTAGTTACTCCCTTAAATGTCTGCGTACCCGTGAGGTATCTTGACGATGAAATAGTCTGGTCTGCCGTGGACGGATAATATGTTGACGCACCTTGAATTGTTGTGGTAGCCGACAAGGTTATACTTACATTCGTTGCCGTTCCACTTGAGATATATCCTGCCGATACAGACGGTGTTACGGAAACATTGTTCTTCGTCAGTATGAGTGAGTTTGTTCCCGTTGTTATCGTTGCACCCGTTTGGCTGATTGAGGTTGGTGCTTTCGCCGTACCACTTGGCGTTGTGATTGTTACCTTTGATAGTCCGTCATACCCTGCATCTGCCGACACACTTGCCGTGCCGTATGCCGATACTGTAAATGTCTTGTTCTGCAAATTCGGTGCGGAAGACGGAACACTTATACTTGCCGATGCGTATTGCGTTACATCAACCGTGCCATTTGAAGAAATGGATATTGTTCCACTTGGCACTATATACTGTGATGGGATTGGCGATACAGTAACCGCACTCTGCATCATGTAGTTTGTTCCACCGATTGTCTGTGACGATGTGCTTGGTGTTACAGTTGTGCCAGACGGAACAACATCGTAGTAATCGTATTCTCCGTATGCGTGTTGCCCATCAAGCCAACCAGATACCGCCGTTGCGTTTCCACGAACACGCCATTTTTTAACACCACTTGAGGTCACATAACTGCTGTCATACCCTGCGTAAAGACTTCCATACGGAACATCTGCCGTTTCATAGCCCGCTACATCGGTATCGCCACCGTTTTCTATCTCTATCGTTCCACTTGGAATGACATACTCCGATGGTATTGGCGATACTGTTATTGCATCTTCCATCATGTAATCAGCATGACCTGCGGTCTGCGAAGACTCCGTTGGAGTGATGACCGTGCCAGACGGAACAACGCCAAACCAATAACTATCGGAATACGATGAAGCACCAATCCAACCGTCAGTAATGCTTTCGCCACACTCAATAGTCCATGCCTTTGAACCGCCTATAGTACTATAACCGTATGAGAAGTACGAACTAACAGATGCACTTGGGAGTTGTAGTGTATTTGATGTGAGGTCACTCCCAATACAGAGTTTTTCGGATTCTTGATAATGTATAGCCGTGATTAGCCCACTTGAATCGTAAGATATGCTTGGTGCGGTGTGCGTTTCGTAAGGAACTTGGAACACGCCATCGGATTCGTAATACCCACTTGGCGTAACTACCGTGTACCCTGCATCTGGGTAAATATCCGAAGAATCGTGTCTTGGGATTGATGTTCCAACATAATCCGAAGGGATTGCGTCTACGGTCACTCTGCCCTCTAACATCGTGTTGGTGTTGCTATATCCAACATACTGTACCGACTCACTTGGAGTAACCGTTACTCCAAAAGGCATAGCACGGTAGATATGATTCCAACCGTACTTTTCTCCCGTGTCCGTCCAACCTGCCGATTGGACTTCTACATGAGGCTGAAGATGGAACATATAATTGCCACCTGCGTTTGTGTAAAATTCTTCCTCGTAACTCTTTTGGATTGAAGCACTCTGCACATCGGCTGATGCGTATTGTGTCACATCAGCACCACTACTTTGCGTGATTGTGACCGTGCCAGACGGAATGATATATTCACTTGGTATCGGCGAAACTGTAATGTTGGATAAAGGCGTTCTGCCAGAAGTCGGCAGGACTTGTTCGGATTCAGTAGGTGTTACCGTGTATGAACCCTCGTACTGATGCTCTGGCAACTTGAATAAATCAAAAGAACCTTTTAACTGTTCCTCGCCAGATATAGAGCCTTGAAGTTGTACCGCCGAGGCGATTTGTCCAATGAGAATATCCATGTTAGTCCTCTGGCGATACTTCGCCCCATACCCTAAAGATTGGCTGAACCTCGTCAGTTGTGCCGATGATTGTGTCTACTTGAGGGTCGCCATTGTTATAACGAGTCAGTTGCACATCAAATACATAATCCCCAAACTTGAGAGAATTTGTGTGTGCAGGCTGAATCGTGACCGTCCAAAAATCATCTTCTTCACTTGGGTCATTCCCCATGATGTTTGGCTCTGGCTCAAAAACTGGGTCTGCGCCTACCTTTTTTGCCACGGCGAAACGCAGAACATCATTCGGTTGTGCGTGGTATGTTGTGCCGTCATCTTGTATCGCACTAAACACGATATTTGCCGTATCGCCCCTTGTAAGGCATATCATCATTTTTTCTGTGTCTATCTTTAACATTTATTTCTCCTTATTCGCAGATATATACTACAGAACCGTTCTGCCAACCCGTTATGGTTGCCCCATCAGCCCTCAAAGTTCCATCTTTTGAAACATACCATCTTGTTTGATTAGCAGACCCCGTAGTTGTACCACTACACGCCCAATTATGGATTGGTTTCGGCAACCCAGAAATGTAATCGTAACTTGATGTAGCCGTTGTAATGTTGAAATTAAAAGAGAGGAATACAATGTTGCCGATTTGGTACGCACAGTTGTAGCCACCAATAGTGCATTGACTCCCCGTTAATGGGATTTCTTTGACATTGAGAGTTACACTCCCGTCCTTTTGGACAGAAAAAAGAGAGTCAACGACGGTCAACGGTTTCTCAAGTTTGTTGTTAAACTCTTTCTCAAGTTGTGGTAGAACCGTTCTTGGGTCTTCTCTGTTATATCTCGTCATTTCTTTGCGTAATTCCCTACGGTATAATTCTTCACTATCTCGTCAACGCCGAAGTCTTCTTCTGCATCGTTTGTGAGAATGAACTGTAACCTTTTGTATTTCTTGAACTTCTTATTGAGGAACATTTCACTTGGAATGTCCGAGGAAAGACCGAACTTCCTCTGTATCTCTACGGGTTCGTTGTTGTCTTTCTTTACGAAGATTCTTGTGTTAGGACGGTTCTCTATGTAGTAAGTCTGCGTTGGGTCATACACATCACTTTCCGTGCATTGTACGAACTTGCCGTCTTCCAATATGAAGTACCGTTCTTTGTCATCGTTGAATGTGTCCTCGTCTATCGCAACTTCTTCGTATGGACGCTCGTTCTCTATCGGAAGAACCGATACGAGGTTGCCTTTCTTTTGCATCGTCTTGTAGTAATGCAGAGAGCCGTCATCATCAAATATGGTTGACCACTCTGCCTTGACAGGCACATTTTCGTTGCCGTCATCGTCATAGGCATCTACATAACCACCAGAGAAAATGCAAACATTGTCGTTATCCGAGAATACCAATGAGTCTTGGTATTTCACAAAGCACTTCGCAGGAACATTCTCAAGATAGTAACACTCATAAACGAGGTTGGTCTTATCATTCCCCCATGAATTTCTCTGGTTTCCGTCAAGCACATAACAATGTCCGTTGCCGATTGCCAGATAATACTTGCCGTCATGTACGAATGAATAGGAATCCTTTGCGTCTTCTGCAAGAAGTTTTTTGTCAACAAAATACGACCTGTTCTGTACCTTGTGTTCTTCGTCCTGCGTTGGAACGATTGCCATGACCCCCTTTGGTGAGAGGAACAATGTTTCATCGCCAAGAATATTGAATGAATATCTTGCCAACGCACCAACGCCTTGTACGCCCTGCTTGACCGCATAGGTCGTTTCTTCCTCAAACGATGTTGGATATAAGAGGAATATCGCCGTGTCTGTGGTCTTTGATTGCTTTACAACCGCAAGGTAATCCCCTACTTTCGTTAATCCCTGCACCGCCGTATCGTTAGAACCGACTTCTATATACGAAGTGTCTGGGAAGTAAAGAGGATTGTTTATCTTGCACCACCATACCCGTGATGTGTATTCTGGGAAGTTCTTGTTATCCACTCCGCCCACGAACATCACATTGTATATTCCGTTGGAATAGTTCTGGTTTCTTGATGTTGTGTAGAACGATTGACCGCCTAATGAGGCATTGGAATCATAGTGTTTATATGATGCCCGTATTGCCGTATCTGGAGTCAACGAGGTGGAATCACTTACATGGTTCTCGTCAAACACATAAGTGAACGTCCATGTATTATCGCCATTATCTATGAAAGAAATTCCGTCTTTTGAAACCGTGTCCCACACAAGATTGTCTGGGTCGGATATATCAACGGGAGTTCTTGCTATTTGTAACGAGTCAAGCATCGCATAGCCGTTTGAGTCCTTCGCAGGAACGGGTTGGCTTATAGTTACGGTTTCTTCCCATGTAGGCGCGACAATATTGATGTTGCCGAGGTTGTATGTTTTCTCTGCCCCTGCACTATCTTTTGTAGTTACCGTTACCGCCCATGTTCCTTGATGCGATGAATTGAACTGTGTGTTGTCCATCGTTATCGTGCCAGAATCGTCCGAGATAACTGCATTTGCCGTTACCCCTGCGATTGACATTTTGATAGAGTCAAGTGTTCTCCCCGTTATTGGAACAACGATATTGGAAATGCTACACGATATGTCCGTAAAACCTCTTATAATGTCGCTTGAAGATTGCGGAGTGCCATTGACGGACAGTTCCAAATTCCCAATATCACAAGTCGGTGGGTTTGTAGGAGTCCATTGTGCATATAGTGTTGCCCCTGCGTTAGTTGTGTAAGACGCACCAGAATTATATGCCGTTCCCGTGCCACCAGATGCCGTGTTCCAATTCTTGAAATTGAATCCCGTCCGTGTAGGCTTGGTGGGAGAAAGCGTCAGCGTTTGCCCGTACCATTTCGTTTGGTTGGAAGGTTGCCCACTTCCACCATTTGCGTTATATGAAACCGTGTACGATGCAAGTGTAGGAACGGTAAACCCTACTGATTTGCTTGACGCACCAGAATAAGTAGTTGAACTTGTGGTATGTGCTATGTATGCAGTTAATGTTACCGCCTTTGTTGAAGTTGTCTTTGTGTAATAGAAGTTGCCAGACCCATACTGATACCGCCTACCACCATTATTCCACCATGTTGTAGTGAACTTGGCGGTTGGGTATTTGTTCTGTTGTGTCTGTGACGTACACGCCACATAGGTAGGTCTGTCATATTCGGATTGGTAGTTGCCGTTGGTATCGCCGTTCCCTTTTGGTGCTTTGACGAACTCAATGCCGTACCACCATTCTATTCTTGCTTGTGTGGCACTATGATTAGGATACCAATTGTAGTCTAAATAGACTCGCCAATACCCTTTTACTGTACCGCCGTATACTCTTGTTGCCATATCATGCACCTACCAGACTCGCCGAACTTGTGTATGATTCATTCACATACGGCGTGATTGTTACTGTAACTGTCGGGAATATCGCCTTGATGTAGTCCTCGCCGTCAACCGAAGTAAACGACTCACTTGGACTAAACTCTACCCATGCCTGCTGTCTTTCTCTGTTGTCTGTGATGGTGTCTGGGTGTAGCAGGCATTGACCGACTGACGGCGTTCCTGTGTTTATTGTTTCCATTTCATAGCCAAACTGTTTGTCTGTCTTCGTCCCGAAAATAGACACTTCTTCGTACTGTGCGATGGAAACATTGTTTGGAAATAAAACGCCGTGAGCATTGACAACGAAAATCTGGTCGCCTACTTTCGGCGCGGTATAGACCGTGATGCCATGCGTTGATAAAGTTACCGCAGTATTTGATGTGTCGTACCACGTTGTCGTTCCACCCACGGTTTTATATGTGTATGTCATCGAGTAGTTTTTGGCGTGTGCGGTTGTGAATGTGGTTTTATCTACCTCAAACGACAATTTATCCGTTCCCCAAAAGGCAAACAAATCCTTGTCACAATATTCTACACTTGCTCTCGTGCCGAGAAGATTGTAACCCTCGTGCATCGTTCCAACGCAGTTTGCTTCTGCCCCAATCAAAACAGTTGGAACGGTGACCTGCGAAGATGCATCATGGAGAATAAAATCACTTTCGTATCTCCAAACCTTAAAGTTGCCGTATATATAAAACGCACTTGTGCCATCGCCCTCAAAGAAGAACGACCTATCATATCCCGTGTAGCAATCGTAGTCCGTGTTTACCGCCGTTACTTCGCCGTTGTAGAAGATAACGCCTTTATCCGTGAATATCACGATATGGTCTACTCCTGCTAATTCAAAGTACGAACATTTTGTGATGATTGGCGGTTCACCCAAAGGGTCATCGCCACCCTGCGGATAGATACGGATATAGTAGGTTTCTTCATCGTCATAAACACTCGCATCGGTACAACGAACATACTCCGTGCTGACGAGAACAAAATACCTTGTCTTGTCTGCGTTAAATTCGTCTTCCGTTAATGTCACTTCTTCATAACCGAAAAGGGAAAGAGCATCGCACAAATCGTTGTTTGATAAAAGAATACTCCAACCGTGTCTTTTGAACGGTCTGCCACTTGCGTCTGGTAGCATATTCACGCCAGACGGACTTCTTCTGTACCATACATTCGTAGGGTCATTGGTAAAGTCTACGCCCTTGAAGTTTGTATATTTGGTTGTATAGACCTTTGGAGAGGCAGGTAATTCAATAGCCATTAGTGCCACCTCGCCCATTCTTCTTTGCTTACGTTAAGGTTCGTGCCTTGCCAGTTATTGCCCCACTCGGTAACGACTCTCATTCTCGGTGCGTTCTGTTTCTGCAATACCAGAGCAAGTTCTGTCTCGTACATATTGTAGTATTGGACGGCTTTTCTCTCGTCGTCATCGAGCCACAGATAGTACGCCGCCAGAAGTGGAATCAAATGATGCACCTTTGTCGGCAGTTCTGGCACGAAAGAGTCTGGCGTTGCCGATGTGATGGTCGTACACGCCTTGTCGTAATACACTCTAAAAGAGCCTGCGTAGTCGTCGGCTTTCATTACGATTGTGTGTTCCATTTCGATTTGGTAGTCGCCAAACTTCCTAAACACTTCATCGCCGTTAGCCTCGAACACTACAGGCGTCTCCTGCGCGAGTGCCAAAAATCCTGCTCTGTCCGTCATATCGACATATAGGATTCCTGTGTCGGAGTCGTCTATCTCAAACTCGTACTTTGCGATGTACGGAAACTGATTGCCGATTTGACTGATTGCTCTATTGATAGCGTCATAGGTATAGCCGAGTTCTTCAAATTCTTCATAATCCGATTCTTCGGCAAAGCCCAGACTGATTAAGTTTTGCTTTATTTGTCCGTAGTTCATTTCTTATCCCTCTGTGGGGCTGATTTCTTCGATTTGGCGGGTTTTTTCTTCGGAGTAAGGTCTTTCTTTTCCTGCTCCGTTAAATCGCTCTCACGGCGATTTCTTTCGGCTTCAACGGCATCGTCAAACGCCATGCGTTCAAGCCTCATTCTTTCTCTTTGTCTTCTTGTAGACATTGTTCTTCTCCTGTGATTCTCAAGTCTATAAGGTTTGAATTTAATCGTTTGTTCATTACACTTTTCAACCAGTCAAACACCGTGACCGCCTCAAGGAGCATACCCTGTTTCAAGTTCTTCTCTCTTGCAGTCGCGGAAACATTAGTCTTGTCTGCCATAGGAACTGCGTCCCACAATGCTCTGTGCTTTGCAAAATACTCGGCAAACCGTCTTTCCACTCTCTCGCGGTGTTCTTGGTTCTCTTGATTGACCCATTCGGGCTTGTTCATCGTGTAGTAAGTGTCAAATACCATGTGGGTGCAGAAGTACATCGCCTTGTCCATCGCGCCCCGTTTAATCATTTCATCTACCAGAGCATCGTTGGAATCAAGGAACTTGTCGAAAGTCTTGAGCATATACTTTGAGTCGTGCCTGCACACGGACGATTCGCGATATTTCCAAAGATAAAACGGATTCTTGCAAATCCTAACTTTGTCGGTCATATTAAGTGCGATGACGTTGAAGAACGAGTCCTCATGTATCGTTAAAGCATCGTTCCACCTAATGTTATTGTCGATTAGATACTGTCTGCGATACACCTTGCCGTGAACAAAAGTTGAGTCGTTGTCGTGCGTGATGTAAACCATCTTGCCGTCCTTTTGGCAGGCTTCTTCAATGAACACAGAATTGAGTGCATCGAATCCCTGCCCTATGTCGAGCATGATTTGGTACAGACCGCAGGCACTAACGAACATATCATCTGCATCGCAGAACATGATATAATCTGCGGTTGCCATGTCCATAAGTGCGTTCCTTGTGCCAGACACGCCTTTATGCTCGTTACGCCAGTATTCTATGTGGAACTTATAAGACCCCAACAGGTCGTTAGACAGATATACGTCCGAGCCGTCGTTGCAGATGAGGACTCCAATATCACTAAAGTCCACGCCCTGCTGAATCGCGATACTGTCCAGAAGTGGCTTTGCCACTTCGTCTGTTTCTTTGTATTGTGGTATTAGTATTTGTAGTTTCATAATAGAAAAAATAGGGGCAGACCCGTAAGCCTGCCCCGATAGACTATCTCATTTCTACGCCGTAAGCCTTAACACTTGCCGTGTTTACCGTTACCTTGATAACGCCGTCGGTCTTGTCAGCGAACTTCGATGAGTCGAGCCAGATTGCGCAAGTTTCTCCTGCGCCGATAACCATGTCCTTAACTTCCCTGCCTGCATAGGTGTTCCCTGCCGCGAATGTTACGCTCGCGGCAACGCCTGTGTTCTGGAAGATGAACAGAGTCTTGTGGTCTTTGAAGTCGTCCGCGCCATAAAGCGGTGCGTCAGCACTTCCACCGTATGTTGGGTTGTCCTGTCCACCAATCCAGTTAGCGTCCGTTGAAGATGTCAGCGCAACGCCAGAAAGTGATGGAGAGAATACGTTTGGCTCGATGCCTGCGTACTGATGTGATGGTGATTCACCAGAAAGAGCATAGTCCTGTCTGTAAATTGGAATATTTACTGCTGCCATGAATTACACCCCCTTACTTATAAACCGTGAGGTCAACGACCTGCTTCGGTGCAACTACCATGCCGTCGAACAGAGTGTAGCCCTTTACACAATCAATGAATGTGAGGTCTGGACGATAACCTTCCATGTGAGTGTAAGGGTTTACAAACGCGATTGCCTCGTCCGTCTTCAACTGAATGTGGTACAGTTCCTTGTCTGTTCCACTAACGTCGATAGTTTCGTGATATACGTTGTTGGACTCCTTGAGAATGATGCCGCCGTATCTGCCGACTCTGCCGTTCTTCAGCATGGCAGAATTATCGGTGTCGAGTTCGACATAGGCTCTCTTGAGGGTCATAATGAACCACGGTGGCGCAGTCAGCGTTACCTTTGTGCTTCTGGAAACATTGTTCTCCAGTAACTTGAGGTATGCCTCGTCGATTGCGTCCAGAATGTTGTTCTTGGTAATCGCGGTGTTGCCTGCCGCCAGACCCTTGTCGCAGTTACCAACGTGCAGTTTTGCGATGAACTGGTCGATTACATCGGCAACATTGTCCTTTGCCTTTGTAGTGAACTTGCCCATGAGTCCAGAACCGCCCATAGCCTGTGCCTTGTCAAGGTCGTCTCCAACCTCAAAGTTGAATGTTGCCAATTCGTTGATTGGCATAAGGATTGAATGCCCTGTAACTTCCTGTGCGTCGTCCAGTTTCTCCAGTTTGCCGTGATGCCATCTGCCGATATTCACGTCGCCCAGACCGAAGATTCTAATGGCGTCACCAGGTTTTTTTGCGTCGCCCTCATAAGAATGGTTACAGTCTTCCTTGAAGACCAGAGTCTTGTCGAGGTCTTCCATGAACTTCTGTGACCATACTTCTGGCTTGAATTTCTGAAATGCCATAGTGTGTGTCTCCTATTCTGCACCGCAGACAGGATTACCTATTGGCGTTCCTGTCCCACGATGCCATTACTTTTTTCCAGTTTTTCGTTAGTTGTTCGGAAGACATAGCATCAATTTCAGCCTCGGATAAATAATCTTTTTCGGCGGCAGAGGTTTCTACCTTGCCAATCTCCTTTGGCGGAGTGGCTTTGTTAGCCTGTTCTTTCGCCTTGATTGCCCAATATGCGTCAACTGGCGTCATTATTGGTTTGCCAGTTATCGGGTCTGTCGCGCTAATATATCTGGCGTATTCCTCGCCCAAGTCTTCAAGACTTTTAAGTGATGGGTCTACCTTTCTAATTGCTTCAAGGTCAGCCTGCATCAGCCTTTCTGCCTCAATCGAAGTTATCTGCTCTTGCAGTTGTTCGATTAAGAGGTCTTTCTGCGCGGATTCCTGCGCGGCTTCGATTTCTGCCAGAACCTCGTCTTCCGACATTCCTGTGGCTTCTGCGATAGCGGCAATATCGCCGTTATCCGAGCCAGTAAGACGAGAATATGTGGATTCTCGTGCTTCTTCCTTTGCCTTTAATGCGGCAAGTTCCTTTTGCGCGGCTTCTAAATCCTTGCGAGCCTGCTCGGATTCGCGTCTCATACGCGCCCATGCCGCGTCTTCTTCCGTCTTTTTAGGTTCTTCTTCGACGGTTTCTTCGGACACAGGTTCGGCGGTTTCCTGCTCTTCTACGCCTGTAACTTCTTCTGTCGGGTCAGCGACTTCCGACGTTTCTACGCTTGTGCTTTCGTAATCAGCCATTGTGTTACGTCCTTTCTTTTATTAAGTTTTCAAGGTGCGTTTTCGCACCCTATAAAAAAGTGCCGTTTCAATTAACGGCTACTTTATTATCGGAGGTAGGGGCGGTTTCCCGCCCCATAAGAATGAAATGTATTGAGAGTGTAGTATTTCTACATCATAGGCGGTTGCCCTGCCGATGGTTGTGGATTCATCTGCATAGGTGGTTGCATTTGCGCCTGTAATTTTCTTCTTTCCAAGATAACTTCCAGACCGTGTTTCGGTACAGGTGAAGTATCTGTTGCAAGTTCCGTCCACTCGGACAGGTCGATTAAGCCTTTCTCAAGAAGACCGTCGATTACCTGTTGTTGTGCTTCGCGAGTGAACGAGTTATCTTTTGTTACGTCAATCCTCGTAAGAGGCTTGATTTGGTCGAGTTGCTCTGCCGTGATTTCGACTGGCATTTCGACCTCTTTCATTTCAGTCTGCGGCATACCCGTCATCGGGTCGATAGCAGGTTGCCCTGTCATCGGGTCGATTACAGGTTGTTCTACCTGTTGTTTCATTACCACAGACAACCCATTAGGGCTGAATACCTGCCAGAGTTCCACCCACAGGTTAGCCATGTCTTCGACGAACTGTTGCAGGTTAGCAACCGTGTCGTCGTGCATGGACTGTGCTTGGTCGTTTACCGCCACGATTGCGGACGCGGCTACTCTTTGCAGGTCGATATTACCCATCGTGGTATCGCCAGAACCCGATAACTCTTGAGTTATCTCAAGCAGGTCGTCTGTCAGTTGCTTTGGTTCTGGAGAGTGCGTTGCAGGGTTCAAATATGCTACTGCTTGATTGACTGACTGTGCGCCGCCAGAATTGACCGCGATAGGCATACCGACTTTCATCAAATCCTCTGGGTTTGAAATCATCGTCTCGTCATACGCCATTCTTGAATATGCGGTGTTCTGCGTAACGACAGAACGACGAGCCAGAGTCTTATTGATTAGGATTTGGTTAGGAATAAGACCCTCGACCTGCGATACTCCACGAGCATCGTTAGGCACTTCTTCCCAAGAGAACTTTAGGATAGGGTACATTGACAAGGCTCTGCCCTGTCTTCCATTCATCATCTGTACCTTTGATGGTTCGCCTTTGATAGGACGTTCATTCTCGACCATGCAGTATTTCGTGCATTTAGCCACATAGACGACTTCTCTTTCGCCTACCTCGATTTGCGTTCCTATCCTTGTTCCGTCTTCCGCGTCTTCCCATACCGCCTCGGTAACAGGTTCTTTCTTCTTCTCAAAGTGAGTAATCATCGTGACTTTCATGGTGTCCGATGAATCCGCGTTCTCTACTTCGTCCGTGTTGCCGAGAGTGTGGTCTGTCTCGCGGTCTGGTCTTATAAGTGCAACTTCATCTTCTGGGATTCCATTCTGTCGAGCAAGTTCCTTAACTTCTTCAACAGAACGTCTCTCTTGAATGATGACGTATGGTTGTCTTTGGATATTCGGCTCACTTTCGTTGCCGAACAGTATGTCGGTGTTGTAGATGATTTGTACGTCTTCGACGTTTCCTGTCGGGAAGTATTGGAATCCGTCTCCCACGATTCCACCATGTTTAATGGTGCGTCTGCATAAAGTATCTTCATTTGCCTTTTCCCATTTTGCCGAGAACATTGAGGACAATGCCTCGTAAATCGGTTGCAGTTCCGACCTACCCTCCATGTCAGAGTACGTTACCGCCATTCTATTGGTGTAAATGGTGGTTACTTTACGCAAAATGTTCGGGTGTATGAAGTTCATAAACGGCAAATCCTCGCCGTCTGCCTCTACACCCTCCCATTGTTTGCCGACAAAAAAGTTCCAACACTTGTTGGAACGGTTCAGTAAGTCTTTATTATCTAAATAATCAAGACCTTTTTCATATCTTCGCCAGAATTTTGTCGAAGTTGATGGTTCATTAGTCATGTTTTACTTCTACCTTTACTTGTCCTTGCGGAGTGCCGTTGTAATTGTCGATATTCCGCAGGATTTGAGTCATTCTGTCTTCTTCTGCCGTCATTTTCGGCTTCTTTTTAGGTTTTGGAATGTCAAATACTCTCCATTCCTCGACTTTTTCTGGCTTATTTGCCAGTTTTGCGCCGAACATTACTGCTTTTGCAAGCAAAAACGGCGATACCAAACAGTACGCCGCAAACGCCAAGAACAAAATATAATAAACTGTCATATCGTTCTTATTAAACCTCCTACATCGACTCTCTTTTTAGGCTTTTGATAAGGAAATACCCAGTCGAGTTTCTCTTTCATAGCAGGTATCGCCCTACCTCTCCTTGAATATGCCAATTTATATAAAGCCATTGACATACTATCGACCATATCATCGTGTTTATCATTCGGGAACTTTGCGCATTGTTCCACGAACTTATAGGTCATCGGGTCGCCCTCTGGCAGATATACGTTGCCTGCCTCTATGACGAAAGAAACCGCGTTGACCCTCGCCTCCTTTGATTTATCTGGCGGAACTGCGATGATACCAAGTATCTCGTGAGAAAGAGTCTGTATAATTGCCTGTCCGTTAGCCGCGTCTTCCACATATATCGCACCTATTCTCGGATAATGTGCCTTTAATAACCTAATTTTATGCAGGGTTGCCGTGAAATTAAGATGCTCGTTTATCATTTTGACGAGGTATATCTTGTTCTCTTTCTTTCCCCACACCGAAATAGCAACAAAGTCGTTTCTCTCGCCGTCCTTAAAGGTCGCGTCTACCGACATTACCATCTGGTCGTATTTCGGCTCTTTAGCAGGGTCGTAGTAATTCCACCATTCTTTCTTGAGAATGTTGCCCTCGGCGATGGTCGGGTGTCCTTGAAACAGAGCCTCCCATGCTCTCATGCCAGACTCGTTGGTATAGGTCTTCTTGAAAGATTCAAGCCACTTCTCGCCCTTGCCTATCTCTGGGCAAAGCGGTTCGCCTATATTTCTGCCAAGAGGGTCGTTCTCCGATTCACATTCGCACTCGTAGTTGACGTACGTGGTGACTTCTGGCATATTTTCAAGGATTCTGCCTGCCAAATCGTCTTCATGCCAACGCGTCATAATAAGAATAATCTTCGAGCCAGCCTGCGTTCTTGAAAGAATAGAGTGTTCAAACTCGTCCCAGATTGATTCGCGAGTCCTTTCGGAGTCTGCTTGCTCCCTATTCTTGATAGGGTCGTCTATGACAATCAAATGTCCAGAGTGTCCCGTAAGACCAGAGCCGATTCCCTTTGAAATCATACGCCCTTTATGGTCTTTGATTTGGAATTCCCTTGAGGTAGCCTTTTTAGGGTCGACTTCAACTCCGAATATATAGCCGAACTCCTTTACTTTCTCAAGGTTTCTCTTGCCAAACCGCTCTGCAAGGTCGTCTCCATATGAAACCTGTATGACACAATGGTCTGGGTTTCTCATTAAATACCACGCGCATAGAGTCTCGGTGAGCGTAGTGGACTTGCCGTGTTGCGGCGGCGTGGAGATAATCATTATCTCATATGCCTTATCTGTCGGCTTTTCCAGAAAATCCTGCACCCTCTCACATAAGTCCTTATGAAACCTTGACGGAATCCACTTTATGTCCTTTTCGTTTGGTTGAGGATTGTTTATGTATGAAAGATTGTGTGCGTGAAAGCAGAAAGCCTTAAAGATTCCCTGTACTGCCTGTAAGTAGGCTTTTTCTGGTTTCATCGGTCTGCCGCGTTTCTGGTTGCCGTAATAAGCCATGTATATTCTCCCCAGAGGGTCAAGAGTATAGTGATACTCTCCTTTCTGTAGTTCTTCGTGATTTAATAAATGTTAAACGCCAAATGCCAATCCCTCTGGGTGTTTGGCAGAAGACCGTGGAGTCGAACCACGATTGTAGGAATCAAAGTCCTATGTCCTACCCTTGAACGAGTCTCCTATATATAACCTATACTATACTTATCTATACTATACTGGGTTTACCGTTGGTATACCACTTGGTATACCAAGGGGGCGGTGTCGGACTTGCACCGACTCAATGCGCGAAAACGAGATGCGGTGCTAACTAAATCGCATTGGGTTTCTACTAACACTACCGCCCTTATTTAAGCATTTCCAACGCTTTCATGGCAGTATCGGAGTTCGCTACTATCTGGATATTCGTCTGCGACGCTATCTGTTGCGGCATATCCGACAAGCCATGTTGGGATTTCAACAGGAATATGTTGCCGACGACGTTGCCTGCCTTGCCTGCTACACAGTTGGTCTCGCGTTCCTGTTGCAGTAAGAGATAACACCGATTCACTATCTCCGACCACGGCAGAAGTGATAAGACCTCGCCGTCTTCCGTGATGTATTCTTCTGCGTCTAACGGAATGTCGTGGGTGAGTTTGTACTCTTCGATGCCTGCGTCAAACGTCCCGTCTTTCATCGCATACCATGAACGCTCTGGGACTCCAGAAGCCAACACGAACCCCGCTACAGTCAAGGGTTTGCCCTTTCTGTCCTGTTCCTCTACATAGTTTGAGAGTTTCTCGATGAATGTGACCTGCGTCTCTGGCGTATACGGGGATTTGTTCCTGTTCGCTATCGCCAATGCCCTCGCAGACTCCGTTATCTTCTTCCGCTCTGCCGCTATTGCTTTGTAATCGGCGTTATATGTTCCCATGAAAAGTCCTTTTTATAACAAAAAAATTTTGCGCACTTGCAAAATTCCTCGATAGCATTATAGCACACTTTTGTCGTGAGAAAATACCAACTTGGAACCCTTTTATAGAAAAATATTTTAAGAGAGTGTCTGCGCAAGATACCCGCCCCACCCCCTCTCTCTGCGCGCGGGCGGTCGGTTGGGGGAACGTCTGTTCTTTTGTTTGCCTAAAATGTGAACGTGTGTTCACCAACCCACCTACTTCCATTTATTTCCATGACTCTCCTCTCCTATGTTGATGGTGTGTATGGTGATTCAGTTTTGAATCGCTTGCATGCGTGAGACAAGCGGTCAGAATGACGTCTGTCTTGATTCATAAATGAATCGGTGCTGACTGCGAACATGCGTTTACAATGGTTACTGTATTAGAACATATGTTTACCATATAGGAGAACAGGTGTTTACCCTTGCCGTGTATACAAAGAACATAAGAAAAACATAATTATTTGCATTTTTACGCTTGACATACTGTCATAGTATGGTATAATGTTAGTGTCAAAAGAACATAAGACGCTTGGCGGCGCGGTTCAATGACATCGTAAGTTATCACAAAAAAACATAAAAAAACATAAGTTATCACTTGACAAACATATACTACTATAGTATAATGTAGACGTAAGATAAAGCAAGGTAAACGAAAGGCGGTACAATATCGAAAAGGTAAATTGTGACATCAGCAAGTAGGCAACACGGACTGCACGAACCGCTCGCAAGGCGCGTGTGTACGAGTAGAAAACCGAAAGCAGTAGTGAATAAAGCAACGCGAGTGTGATATTATCACGCGGAGACCATACACCTGTCCCGTAGGAGTATGCGAGCGTGTGAGACGGAGTGCCACGTATCAGTAAATCTTGGGTATTTGTAGGATAACTGGCTCGCGAGTGTGATTAAATGCTAACATACTACTATAGTATAATATCGTGGGGATATTAGCATGGTCGTGGTGCAATTCCGCGAGTCCCCTATTAAGTATCACGTTGACATGAAAGGAGAAAAAACTATGTCAAAGGCAATTTGCAACGACTGCGGTTGTGTTATCAACACGGAGTCAGACGCGTTTATTGTTGACGCGTATGGTAACTATGTGTGCGCGGACTGTTCAACAGACTACCGCGAGTGCGACGATTGCGGAGAGTATTACCCGTATCACGTTGACATGCAGTACACGTATGACGGCAGATGGATTTGCGATGACTGCGCGTATGACTACACGGAGTGCGCATGTTGCGGAAATCTTGTCCCAAATAGCAAGACGGAGAACACGCGCGATGGCGGTGTATGTCCCGACTGTCTGTATGACTACTATGCGTATTGCTACAACTGCGACGAATATGTGCATACAGATGAATTTGATTTTGACCGTGACATGTGCGACAGGTGCGCAAGTGCGTGTATCATCAAGCCATACCACTACCACAAGGGACAGATGTTAAAGTTCTTCAAGTCCGCGATGGAAAAGGCAGGAATCAAGCCGTCTCCAACTTGGTATATGGGTGTTGAGTGGGAGTTATGCGGACATGACGCGGAATATCACGCGGAAAAACTGTATAACATACTCGGAGACCGCGCGGTGTATGAAGATGACTGTACTGTTGACGTTGAGTGCATTTTCATGCCTCATTCATATGAGGCAATCATAGAAAGTGGAGAAATCAAGCGCGCCTTTGACTATGCCGCGGACAATTTCCGCGATGAAGATGAAGACGCGGGACTGCATATTCATGTATCACGGACTGCGTTTGGCGAAACAGAAGAAGAACAGAATGAAAACATCGCGAAAATAGTCATGTTGCACACAGAGGGATATTCGTATGAAATGCTGAAAAAACTGTCAAGACGGACAGACTACGCAACAAGATGGGCAAGACCGATTAGAAAAGGCAACACAAAAACAGACACAATAGACCACGCAAAGCGGTATGTTGAATACTACGACAACGACCACGGAGTAGCAATAAACTGTGGGAATAGTGCGACTGTAGAGTTTAGACTTGGTGCAGGAACTGTCAACTATGATAACTTTATCGCATGGGTAAAGATTATCAAGATGTTAGTGGACAAGTGCAAGACCATTGACATGGAAGACGCTAACAATTTCTATGTATGGTTCGCTGACGCTGACGATTCATTAAAGCAGTACATGGAATCGCGCGGAGTGATTTGGGAAGAGCCTAAAGTCGTTACTACAGAAGACTACCGCGACATGATGATGTCATTGATGGACAAAATGAATGAACAGTTGACCGCGCGTGGTTGCTCACGCATGGACTACAATACAATGCTGACTGTACTGTGCAATGCTGACGTACAGACACGCGTTGCTCTTGGATATATGTAAAGGAGGTTGATAGAATGTGCATTATCGTATATAAACCTATGGGAGAGTGTAACCCATCATGGAAAACACTTAAAACTTGTTTTGAGAATAACCCCGATGGTTGTGGGTTCATGTATGCAGAAAACAATGCAGTACATATTCACAAGGGGTTCATGTCTTGGAGAAAATTCAAGACCGCGTTCAAGCCGTACAAGAATAGGACGGACTTGCCTATTGTCATGCACTTTAGAATCACGACAAATGGCGCGACAAGTCCGCAGAACTGTCACCCATTCCCATTGAGTGAGAATGTGGGAGAGTTAAAGGAGTTGGACTTTGACTGTAATGTGGGAATTGCGCATAATGGGATAATCTCATTGACTTCATACGCGACGAAAATAAGCGATACAATGGAGTTTATCCGCAAGTACGCAGACTGCATTATCACAAGTCCTACATGGTACTATAACGCAAATGCAGGGAAGTTATTGGGAGAGATTATCAAGAGTAAAATGCTCGTGTTATCCAATGATGGACATGGGGAAATCGTTGGAAGTGGTTGGTCACATGAAGACGGAGTATGGTACTCTAACACAACGTATATGCCGTGGACTTCAAAGTATCTTGGATATGTGAAGTACACACCTAAAAAGGACACCTACACCTATAAGTGCTATGGTTCACCTACTGCATGGGACGATGACGATTATTGGACATCGTATGACGAATGGTATAATGAGTGCAAGGAGAACAAGCGTCCTACAGAGTGCAAACATTGGGATTATGACGAGCCTGTGCTTGAATGTATAGAATGTAAGCACAACACATGGTGTTGGAGTGAAGACCAGTTATATGTAATTGGTGCAGTTGTATAAAAAAGTTACTTGACAAATCTATACTACTGTAGTATAATAGAGACAGAAAGCGAGGCGTAAATATGAAGTATGTAATAATGACAAGACCGAAGTTTTATGGTTGCACAAAATGGGTTGACCTTGGCTCATACCCTACTCGCGAAGAGGCTCAAAAGCATATAGATAAATTAGTAGCCGATGATATTGACTTTGCGGTGCAGATGGGTACTGACTCATATATGTGCGAGTATGCAATTAGAGAGGAGTGATGAACATGAGAAGATACAGAGTAATGTTTGAAGACATGTGCGAAGATGAAAGTTTCATTGGAATCGTTGAAGTTGGCGACGGCTATGACGAGTACGCAGTAATCAATGGCGGTCTGCGAGAACTCGCAAATGGATATAACGCAGAGGTTGATTCCTCTATGGAAGAATATCTGTATGAGAATTATCAGTACGTTGATGGTATATGGGACTTTTGGGTTGAACGTCGCCCTACCATTAACTTCACGATTGAGTGGTGATAGTTATGAGTATGGGTTGGTTAGTCCCTGCCCTCTTCCTAATGGTTGTAATTTGGGCAGGTTTAGGAAAATAGTTACTTGACAAATCTATACTACTATAGTATAATAAGAAAGGAGAACAGATATGAATACAAACTTTGTATGTGGAGAGACAACAGTAAGGGAAATGCTTGACAGAATTGATGATGACGTTATGGTTGAGGTTTCTATCGCAGGTGCAGTTGCCCTGCTACCTATTGAGCGTGGATATAAGAATGAATTATCCAAAACATTGGACGATAGAATCTTTTGCAGGGTAACAATGCGAGACGATAACGTATTGGAAATTGTTTTATAAAGGAGTTGATAACATGATTAAACTAAAAGACATGGTAACAATAAAGGAAAACAACGAGCATTGCGTAATCCTTGAAATTGAGGACGGGCACGACATGGACTTGTTCCGCCTCGGTTGCTTTAGCGGAGACGAGAAAATGATTCGCGTGGCAAAAGACGAAAGCGATACGATTACGATAGTATACGATGGCAACCATAAGTTCTCATGGGGTAGCGGAACACTTGTTAGTGACGAAATTGGCGAAAAGCGCAGACTTATACTTGAGTGTCTTGGAGACCTCGGCTTAATGCGCAAGATATTCATTGATTATCACAATGAAAAGCCGTTTTATATCTATGCTTGGTAAAGGGGGAATGATATATGTTAAAGAACATTAGACATGTATGCGTAGAGGCTGACAACGGAAAAGCCTTTAAGGTTGTTGCTTATGGAGAACGCTCAAAAGAGAATCCTCTCGGTTTTGACTGCGCGGTTTATGGGGAAAACGACATTCCGCAGTATGTGCGTCGGTTTATTGACACATGTGTCATAACCGATTATGACAAATACGATGGTGTTGAGCATATCACATACGTCCCAAAGGATTATGCGAAAGAACGTAGACTTCCATACGAAAGATACTTGTTCAAGACTGTAGAGTTTTGGGGAGTTCTTGGTAACTACGACAGAAGACAGTTTGAGGAGTGTATGCACGACCTGCATAGAGATATGACCTCTTGGGCAGAAGAAATCTATGACAGAGAAGAGTTTTACGAACTGACAGACGATGAAATGAACAGACTGCGCGACTGCATTGAGCGGTGCGCAGGATTAGTTGAAACCTTTGCTGAAATGTACGGAATTGAGGTGTAAATATGAAATACGTTAAAGTGAATACCCTCTCCATCTTGGAAGAGGACATACGTTGGTACTTGCAGGAAAAGCACAATTATGTGCAGGAATACAGAGACGCTGACACGCTGACTGAATGGCATGAGGCTATGCTATTTGCCGATTTCATTACGCGTCCTAAAAAGTGGGGAGTGCGAGCAGGAGTTGTGATATTGATGGAAGAGGTTGATTGACATGGGTTTACTTGGACAGTTTTTAACAATAGTTATTGCAACAATATTGATGTTTTATTTTACAGGTGACTGACAGCGTGTGCAGGGGAGTTTTTTAATAGTTTTCCCTCCCCTGCCACGAAATTATAAAGGAGTGATGAATATGACAATGAAAGAATTAGAACTGAAAATTAGAGAAAACAGGACGCAGATATATGAAGAACATGAGGAATATGAAGACAATGGTTGGGATTTGCCTCTTGAGGAACAGTATTATGACGAGGGTTATGTTAGCGCATTAGAGTGGGTGCTGAAACTCATGGGAACAAAGATTTATGAAACTGTAAAGGAGTGATTGATATGATGACAAAGTGGTTGGTTTTAGATGAAGACGATGAAATTAGAGCAATCTGCGACTCAAAGTTTGAGGCAGAGCAGGTGTCGGAAGATTTGCGTGTTAATGATATATACGAGGGGTTTACTCCCGACGAACATCATTTCGTAAAGGCGAGATACGTTGGCGACATTCCTGCGAGTATGTACTTACCATGTAATTGGGAGGAGGTGTAAGCATGAGAGATATTGCAGGTTGGAGTTTTGCAGATGACATGAACAAGATGCATGACTTTATGACGCTGAATATGGAAGAGTTTATGTTTAGTTATGGTTACTTGGACGAGGACGATTACTTCGCAACCTACCATGAAATCATGGCGATGTTGCAGGAGAAATATCCTTATATGGAAATGGAGGAAGTGTAATGATGTATGTAGGACATGAATGGGACATCGCGGAGAGAGCGATGGCGGACGAGCGCATGCTTATTGAAACAAGGGTGTGTGATTACCTAACAACACAGTTAAGTATGATAGACGCATTTGAATCTGCAGGATTTGGTGTCTATGACACGAAGATTGTGTTTATGAACATGGTCGCTTTTGCGGAACATGCTCTTAATAGAAAACTTGGTGTAGACGATGACAGAAACGTATATGTAAAGGAGGATTGATTATGGGTTATTTTGATTTGCCAAGTAATTGGGTGTACGTCATTTACGCAGACGGCACAAAGCGGAACGTGATGAACACGGACACGTTCACGCAGGACGATATTGATTACTGTCTGTCTCACTACGAGAAAGACGTAAAGATTGTGCGGATAGAGTTCCGCAATAGCAGAGACACGCTTATTAAGGGGGTGGATATTGATGCGGATAATGATTAAAGAGGTTGGGCATGCGCCTCGCATTGAAGAACGAGAGAATCTTACCCTTGCCGACATGCAGGAACTCGTTGGTGGGTACATTGAGTGTTTGTCCATCAATGACAGAGTGGACATGTGGCTGAACGAAGAGGGAAAGTTGATTGGTCTTCCGCTAAACATGCTGATTTCCCACAAGGGAGAGTTAGTTGACACTATACAGGGCGATGTGTTCTTCGCCTCGCACGACGGAGAGGGAGAGACGACCAGTCTCACGGAAGAGGACGAAAGAGTTGTGTGGAGCATGTGCGAACACATGATGATGTGCCACGACCCATTTGTTGAGGGCAGTCCTGTCAGTTTATATCCTGTTATGGAGATTGGGGGTGATGTAGATGATTAAGTGCGATGGCGATAAGGTTGTAATCGCAGGTAGCGGTGTTGAACTCATGCAGGACTTTGTGAACATCACAAAGGGACTTCGGCAGGTGCTTACTGATAAGTGTGGCGAAGAAAGAGCCGACGAGATTGTCGGTCTGCTCGGCAGGTTTGCGTACGCGGATAACGATGATGATGAAGAAATGTACGCAAACAGACTGTGTGAAGTCATGTTTGGCAAGGACAACGAATCAGTTAGAAGTTGACATACCAAGACCTATATACTACAATAGTGACGAAAGGCAGGTGGTTTAATGAGCAAGTATACAGGTCTCACGCAGGCGCAGTACGAGGCGAATAATAGATACGTTAGCAAGACCTATAAAAAAGTGATGTTCTATCTTCGCCGTGATGATGACAAGGACATCTTGGACTCTCTTGAAGAGGCTAAAGATTACGGAGTCAACAAGCGTGAATGGTTGCGAGAGTTATATGACCTCGCGAATAAGTAGGACAAGAGCAGGGTTGGTCGCCCTGCTCTTTTTTTATTGTCCTATTAAGTACCATCGTCCATGAAAGGACATATATATATTACCATAGTTCTTCGTCGTTTGCAATAAGCCTGTCCAACTTTTCAAGGATTCTGCGTCTCTCGCGATAGACATTCATTCTGCAAGTATAGTTCCCATGCGCATATCTATCTATCCCTTTCCAAATCGGCTCTTTCGGCTCGAAGAATATGGTGAATATCTCAAGTTCTGCGGGGGTTAAATACCCCTTTGCAATTTCGTACGTTCTTTCACACCTTTCTATATCTTCTATTTGTTCTATTATTTCCAATCTTTTAAGAGCAATCCGTGCGGTCGGCTCGGAGACTTCCGTGCTATGGACACCGCTATCATTCCGCGCAGACGGAAGAATTGGGATTGACTCTAACTCTTCTTTTAACCTTTCTTTTTCTTTTTTCCACAATTTTAGATTTTTAATGAACCTTTCGGTATCAAAGTGGTTGCAAGATTCAAGCCTCATGCCCTGCCTCCCATTCCCGATAGAGTTCTATCCAATCGCGGAACTCCATCGTTACTAAATCATTACAATGGTTTTTCTTATGGATAACGACAGGGAGTTCGCCCTCTCGTGCGTCTCTTTTGGCTTGGGCAACCCAATCATACAGTTGCATGCGCTCTTGGTGCTTGCACTCTACATGGATATAGGGAACGCCAACTACATCAGCGTCCCCTTGCAGACCGCAGTATTGTTGCCCTCTGCGAGCGTCATATCCCTCTGCCTTGAATTGACTCGCGATGTAACGCTCGTATCTCTTTCCTTTTTCTCTACTGTTAGTCATGTTCTCCAAACCTTTCTTTTAGTTCGTCTATATCTTCCTCGGTTATAGGGACATAGTATTCTATTTCTGCGCCGCAGTTTGCACAATGACAATGGTGTATTAGTCCCTCTCCATCTAATCCGTAGTCTTCAAATGTGAAGTCTGCGTCCCATATAACACTTTTATGTCCACAATGGAAACACTCATACATACTATTCTCCTTTCCCACCATGATGGTTGCCAACGTGTTTGTGTTCCCAAGTTCCGTTGGAGTTTTTGTGTAATGCACAATGACAATTCTCGCAGTCTCCGTTGCAGTACCACCTTACTCCCTCTCGGATATAGCACTTCTCTTTAGAACGGCGCATAGCCGTGTCACATTTAATCAAACTCACACCCCCTTAAAGGACTAAAGCCTTGTCGCCAACATCAAACATCGTTTTCATCGTCTGCCTCCTTTAATGAATAACCATAAAATCGTGTGTCAGTATGCCGTTGCTGATTACAACGCAATTTTGTCTTGGTCTGTTTAGTTCCACCCCCCCCATTGTGAGAGTAAAGTGCATGCGTTTGCGGAACATCATCAACTGCGTTGCGTGGTCGAATGGTATTCCGTCGTTTAGCCAGAGAAACGGAACGATTAAAGCATATTTTAATCCAAGTTCATCAAGCCTTTTTACCACTTCCTTCTTCCGCGAGAATGGTGGATTGGAAATAACGCACTCTGTATCGTCTGGTGGGTTAGTAGTAAAAAAATCTGTATCGGTACATACCACTTTATGTCCATGTGCAGGCAACACTTTTTCAAAAGCACCGCCTCTATCATTAAACGGCAACCATACTTTCATTGGTCTTATGATGTGTTGTGCTATCGTTTCCGCATCTTTTTCAAGGGTAAAATATTCATCTCCCCTTACACTTTCAAGTGTTGTCAATGTCATCGTCGTCCTCACTTTCTTGCCAAAGGCACTCGCCAGTTTCCAGTCTGCCACAGATACCGCAATCTCCACTTGGGCAAATAGGCTCTCCGTCATAGTTAATCATTGTATTTCTCCTTAAAATTCTTTCTGTACCATTCGTCTGCAACGAATCCGTCTTTTAGTGTCAACTTATCCAACTTCTCCATGATTTCATCGTGGAATGGGAACTTTCTGTCCTCAAGTATTCCCATGTCCTTGAGCCGTTCAACACTTTCTGCCGTGTCTTTTATTATGTTGGTCTGCTCGCCTCTCATGTCTGCACCGCAGTTTGGGCAGAAGTTAGAATATTCTTCAAGACCAACATCTACACCAACGGCTACCAATAAAGCATTCGCACCGCACACAGAACAATGTGTTTCGTCTTTCTCTTTGTCTAATAGCCACTCCCCATGCGGTCTGCCAATCTCTGCCCATGCTTGTTCGTGGGTTAATAATTCTTCTTGCGGTCTGCGGTACAACTCAATATCGTATGCTCTCTTTGCGTCTTCAAAGCCTTTAAGGTATTGGTCACTTGGTGCATCGGCTTGTAGTGCTTCTATTGCCATAATATATGGCTCGTGATTCTCGTTATAAAATGGACTATTCTTAAACCATGCTATTGCTTCTTCCCTTGTCATGGCTTTCTCCTTTCTGCCTTGTACCTATCGCAGTCCTTGAAGTCAGAGTATGATATTGGCATCCATTCAAGGTCTTTCGGTTTGTTGATGTTCTTCTTGTTGATACTGCACTTCATATTGGCACAATCCCTT